CAGCAAGTGTTACACTGATCACAAATGCTATCACAGCTAGAGCAGCAGCGGTTACAGCACCTCAGATAGCAGCCGCCATAGCTAGTGTGCCGGCAAGACGTAGTCCTAGTAATTTGATCCAAGTGGCTACCGGACAGTATAGAGAAACATTACCTATTATTGTGCCAGAACAGACCTGTATACAAGGTGACGAATTACGCTCAACCAACGCAGGTCCTGCAGGTAGCCTGACCAACAGATCCGATGCAGGCTACAGCATAGGAGCATTGACTAGACTGCAAACAGTGGTTGACCAAATTGTTCGAGGAGCCAACGTTACAGAAAGCTCAGGTAACACTGCAATTCAAAGTGCGTCATTTCCATATGCCAGCACCGAAGAAGCAGCAGATGCAGCACAATTGGTCAGAGTCATGCAGCATCAAATTGATTTCAAGATCAGTTCCACATTCATGGTGAGTTCCGCAGATCCTACAGGATATAATAGTTCATTCTTATCAGGATTTGGTGATGCAAGAACGCTGCTGATTGAAAACAAAGAATTTATCAAAGACGAAATCACAGCGTTCTTAAATGAAAATTATAGCACATTAAAATTTAGTAGAACCAAATGCAAGCGTGATGTAGCATTTATTGTTGATGCTATGAGCTATGATTTGACCTATGGCGGAACCTGGGCTACACTAGTAGCCGGCACAGCCTACTTTGACGGAGATAACAGCTCGGCACTGCAAATTGACAGCACAGAAATCGCCGCAACGGCAGCTGCCTACGGTAGACTAAAAACTATTGTGCAACAGATCATTGCCAATACCACAGTAACAAAATCCACAGGCAACACTGCTACTCAATGGACCGACAGCACTAATTTAACGGGTGGAGCAGCAGCTAACGCTACAGTAGGTGCATTGGTAGACATCATCACTAACATCATACAAGGTGATAGCACAGAAGCCACAACACCACAGATCACAGTTACTACAATATCTGGTACAGACACACTTACCAGCAACAGTCATGGATTAAGTGTAGGAGATGCAGTTGTTCCAAGAGAAACTGGCAACGGGTTAACCAACGGTGTCAAATATTGGGTAGTAGGCACAGTAAACACTAACACATTCCAACTGGCAGCTACATATGGCGGCGCAGTGTTAACTACATTTACCAACGGTGCTGGTATTAGCATACCTGTAGAAGTTATAGACTATCCTACTGCTACCAATGCCGTGACATCAACAACTGCTTTGATTGCTGCTGCGGTGACATTAGACGCTGCACAAGAAACCATTGTCCAAAATGTTGTAGATGATCTAAATGCAGTAGCATGGCACACTGACTTTGTAGTAGACGAAACTTCGTTGACCTCGACAGATTTTAGAATCTACGTTGGTAAGCATACTCTCGCACACACCTATGTCAGTGGTGGAATAGTAACGAAATCCAATGGAACAGAGTTAGCAGTTAGTAACTTTGTCTATAATAACTCTACAGGATATGCGGTAGTGACTACTGCAACACACGGATTAGCAGCAGGCGACATTGTTAACATAACAAGTATTACTGTATCTTGCCTATCGTCAGGTGGTACTTCCTTTACTGCGATATTCCCAAGTGCATACAAAACTGATGGTGTTACTCCTAAGATTCGATATCTACAAACCAAGTGTATTAGAGATACTCGATTGATTCTAGAAGCTGTGATGTTTGACTTTATGTTCAACAGCAACTTCAAATCTAGAGAAGCAGCATACTCATATCTAAGAGCTTCAGCAGCAGAGGTATTTGTAGGTAATCAAAAAACCATTACTAGAGACGCATTAACTAATGCCAAAACAGAAGCACTGGCCAATGTGGGCGGTAACGCAACTGCACAGGCTCGTATTGAAACACTAATGACCTTAGTAGATGATATCCTTTACGGTGCCACTAATGAAGGCAGTCGTTGTGCCACAGGCAACAGAATGATTGACTATGCTGTGCTGCAATTAGAGAGAAATAGAGATTATATAGTTGCAGAGATTGATGCTTACATCGATTCAACATATACAACTACAGTAACTAATGCCACAGCAGCCACAGATGTGTTTACCTGCACTAGCACTTCCTGGATGAAACGTAATACAGCAGTAAGATTTACAGGAACTGCATTTGGCGGAATTAGCACAGACACTACCTACTATATACAAAACGTTGTAAGTTCAACAACTTTTAAAATTGCTACAACTAGAGATTCAAACACAGCATTTAATATTGCATCAAATGCCACCGGATCTATGACAGTAGCATTGTATTACAATAGTGCATCGTGCCTGCGAGATGTTGGCACTTATATCGATGCGCTAAAATATGATTTGAAATATCCAGGCAACTACAAATCTAGATACGCAGCTAGATACTATGCAAATAGTGTAACAGGCAGTTTAGAAGAAGACATGTATTATCTCAGGGATGCCACAGGTCTAAGAGATCAAACACTCGAAGGACTTACTGGTGATCTGTTAGCAGAAAATGAATTCGGTACTTCTAGAGTAAGTGCAGGAGCATATGCTTCGTTGGATCCAGGATGGGGGCCAGAGGATTATCGTACATGGATTATAACACGTTCACCATATGTGCAGGGGTTGACCACATTGGGCACAGCGGCTGTAGGTCAAAAGATTGATGGCTCACTGCACAACGGTGGTAATGATTCTATAGTTAGCAACGACTTCACCCAGGTAATATCAGATGGTATCGGTGCTTGGATTACTAACAACGGTCGTGCTGAACTTGTTTCAGTGTTTACTTACTATGCTCACATTGGATATTTGGCTGAAAATGGCGGACGTATCCGCGGAACAAACGGCAACAATTCATACGGAGATTTTGGTTCTGTAGCAGAAGGGGTTGACAACTCTGAAACTGCCGGCACAGCCATAGTTGATAATAGACTGCAATTTGACGCAGAGATCGATCGTGTTATCACTGACGGATCAGCATTGGTGCAATTAGAATTCACAAATGCAGGTATTGACTATACAGAAGTCACTTATACACTCACCGGCGGCGGCTCCGGAGCTATAGTCGAAGCAGATGAATTCCGTGATGACGCTGTGTTTGAAGTTCGAATGTTAGACCTAATTGACGACAGCACTAATGCTCCTGAGGCTGAGGGAAATCTTGGCGGATTTGGTTATATCACAAACTCCAACACTGCCCAAGGTGGAACATTGACTTCTGTAACCATAGCTGCCACAGACGGCGAATCTAGTTCTGCTTACATAGGCATGAAGATAGTGCTCACAGGTGGCGCAGGTGTTGGTCAGTTTGGTATTATCACCACATATAATTCAGGTACAAAAGTAGCTGGGCTGATCAAAGAATCCGACGGTACAGCAGGTTTTGATCATTTAGTAGCAGGCACAGCAATTATATCTCCAGATGCTTCTTCGACATATATCATTGAACCTAGAGTAACGTTCTCAGCGCCTGGATACACCAGCACAGCTGCCACTCTGCCAACCAGCGGAGCCTGGACAGCAGTGAAATATGGCGAAACTGCTGCGGTGTATACTACAGTCACAGGCACATATACAGGCACAGGAGTAGGAGCCACATTCACCGTGATACGCAATGGATGGAAATATACACCATCAACACAGAGCGCAGGCACAGGATATACCAGACTAGAAACCATAACAATTTTAGGTAATAGTCTAGGCGGCACAACTCCTGCCAACGATTTAATAATTACTATTACCGCAGTGAATTCTACCACAGGTGCTATCTTAGATTTTGATCACTCAGGTTACGGCATAGGTGGCAGATATGTAGCTCTACGCAATGGAGTTACCGCTGGTGCAACATCAGAAGATGGCGTTAATTGGACTTCACAAACTAGCTTGATGCCAAGCGGAGCGAACTGGTCTGCAATGGCCGCCGGTCTGTTTGACGACAATTCCACAGTGGGCAAGGTCAGCAAATTCGTAGCAGTAGCAGGCACAAGTGCAAATACTACCGGAGCATACAGTAGTGACGGTATTACCTGGTCAGCAACCAGCATGCAGACTTCTGCGGTATGGGTCGATGTGGCCTTCGGTGCACAGAAATTTGTGGCAGTCAGCAGCGATGTAACCACAGTGAGAATCAGCAATGACGGCGAAACATGGGATCAGACAGGCACATTGACCACGACTGGATTCACAGCCATAGCCTACGGTAAAAATAGATTTGTTGCAATTAAGAGCGGCACTAATGTTACCAATCATGCCACATCAACCACAGTTACAGGAACATGGACTGCAGGCACATTGCCGAGTTCGTCAAACTGGAACAGTATCGCCTATGGTAACAACAGATTTGTTGCTATTTCGAGCACCAGCGGCACTGTTGCTGCCTATAGTTTAGACGGTATAACTTGGTCATCTAGCACATTACCAGCTACAGCATCGTGGACCAAAGTTACATACGGTCAGGGAGTATTCCTTGCCGTGAGCACAACTACAGCAGCAGCAACATCGCCAGACGGAGTAACATGGACCACTAGAACTACTTCTACGGCAGCTAGCGGTTTCTCAGCAATCACTTTTGGTAATAGAAATCGCTACGGCCTGTTTGTAGGTGTAGGTGGCAGCACAGGCACAGTGGCCACTTATATTAGAACCGGAGCCACTGCTAGAGGTCGTGCTAAAGTGGCTGCTGACAAACTGTTCCAGGTTAATATCACAGAGCCTGGATCGGGATATGCCTCGGCGCCAACAATTACATTCACTGATCCTAATAACACATTTGAATCCCCCGTGACCGTGAGAACCGGCAGCGGTGTGTTAGCTAATCCTAGTTTTGTTAACAGAGGATCGGGTTATGTCACAGGTAGCGGTGAAGTAGACATAGGTGATGGTTATTCCAACCTATTCCAACCTGGTTCGTTTGTGGCGCTGAGAAGAATCAGCATTCAACCAGTGCCCGGAGCCAACGTGGTGTTCAGTCATCTACCTGACAGAACTTTTAAGTTGGTCAACGTGATCACATTCTTGGGTGAAAACGAGGGTGCTTACACAGCATTCTTCCAAATTAGCCCACAACTGACAAGATCAGAAGCTCCGGCAGACGGAGTTAGTGTTGAAACTAGGATTAGATACAGTCAGGTTAGATTAACTGGACACGATTTCTTGGACATAGGCACAGGCAGTTTCATTGACACTAATTATCCCGGTGCGCCTAATCAACCTGCTATTCCTGCCAACGAAGCTGTGGACAACGGAGGAGGTCGAGTGTTCTTTACCTCCACAGACCAAGACGGTAACTTCCGTGTTGGTGATCTGTTTGCTATCGAGCAAAGCACTGGTATTGCTACACTGAATGCAGATGCATTTAACATTAGCGGACTGCAAGAACTTAACTTGGGCAACGTAACACTAGGCGGCGGTTCAGCTACAATCACTGAATTTTCAACAGATCCATTCTTTACAGCAGATTCGGATAATATTGTGCCCACACAGCGAGCAATCAAAGCTTATATTGCGGGCCAAATTGGAGGTGGTGGTGCAAGTTTGAACGTGAACTCTATCACAGCAGGTAGTGTGTTTATTAGTTCTAACATTATAACTACTACTACTGGCGGCCCAATTAAAATAAATGCTAATTTTGAATTCAGAGGCGGAGTTACCGGAGTTCCCCTGGCATTCAACTACTTTTTGAACTAAATATATACATGGAGAAATAAATTATGGCAACAGGAAGATTAGGAACCGCAGATTTATCAGCAGTCACGCTGACAACACTGTATACAGTGCCTGCTACAACATTCACAGTGGCAACAGTCAGTGTGGTAAATCGTGGTGCAAGTGCAGCACTGATACGAATAGCACTAGCAAGTTCTGCGTCACCCACTGACGCTGAATGGCTGGAATATGACGTGAGTCTATCTCCTAAAGGTGTGTTAGAACGCACCGGTATTGTTATGGATGCAGCAAAATTACTGGTAGTTCGTTCCAGTGCTACTGGTGTCAATGCAGTGGTCTATGGCATTGAAACTGCAACGGCCTAACTAGGAGAATACCATGGGTAGAAAACATACAGCAGGAACAGCAGGCGGCTCAGGAGTTGGTGGTTTTAATATAGATAACACCACCCTAACTGCTGCTGACGATCTGGACATTACCATAGATCCTGCCGGCACTGGCATATTTAAAATAGCTGGTGATGCACAGCTACAGGCTCAGGGGGATCTTCGATTTGCAGATTCAGATAGTTCAAACTGGGTGGCGTTTCAAGGCCCAGCTACAGTCTCATCAAATGTAACCTGGACACTGCCCGGTACAGACGGCACAAACACACAGTTGTTATCAACTAATGGATCAGGTGTGTTAAGTTGGGCCACTGCCGGATTATCTTTAACGGATAATACCTCTGATGCTGCATCTCACTTTGTGACGTTGACTACATCTACTACAGATACTACTATCACCTCAGTGAGACGTAGTTCTTCAAAATTGACTTTCCAGCCCAGCACAGGAACATTAAGTGTCACTGAGTTAAGAGTAGCAGGACTGGCTACAAGTCTCCAAGTAGAAAATGTGCAGACAAGCAGTTATACCTGTGTATTAGAAGACGCTGGAAAAGTTGTTACCATGAACAACACCAGCTCAGCAACTATAACCATACCTCCCAATAGCAGTGTGGCGTATCCCATAGGCACAGTGATCAGCATAGCTAGAATCAACACGGGTAGTGTAGCTCTCACAGCAGGTGCTGGAGTCACACTCACAGGAAATACTGGTACTGGGGCTATGAATGCTAACGAACAATTATTTTGTAGAAAACGCAGCACAGACACCTGGTTGGTAGTTCACACCTTGGTCACTGGTTCCGTTAGCGCCACTGGTGGTACAGTCACAACACCCGCCGGATATAAACTTCATCAGTTTACATCAACTGGTGCCCAAAGTTTTATTATATCGTAAGCATAGGAGAAATATATGCCTTTTATCAGCACAATAAGAAGTCAATCAAATATTCAACAGCCCGAAAAAGCAATTTCGGAATCTATCTATGAAATCACTGGCGGTGATAAAGTATACACTGCTGGCGGCTATACCATTCACATGTTTACCACCGTGGGAGATCATCAGCTAAATGTCAAAGTCAAAGACCAATACAAAAATTCAGCAATGAATTTGGTGAATACCGCCGCTGGTATAACTGTGGAGTATCTAGTTATTGGCGGTGGCGGCAGCGGCGGCCAGGGATACAGCACCAACGGCAATGGTGGCGGCGGTGCCGGAGGATACCTATCAGGCACCACACCCCTGACAACAGGCACGACGCCAGTTACAGTTGGCACAGGTGGTGGACCTCAACCTTACAATGGCGGTGCAAATGGCGCTTCTAGTAATCTTGGACCTATACAGGGCATCTATGGAGGTTACGGCGGCTATTATCATGGCTCAGCCGGCCAATACGGTGGAAGTGGTGGCGGAGCAGCCTACGGCTACGGCGCCGGTTCGAGCCAACCGGGTCAAGGGTTTCCAGGTAGTCCATACACATATACTTGGTCGGGCGGTGGCGGTGGTGGGTCCAGTCAAGCCGGTCAGAATCATCAAGGTGGACTTGGTACCAGCAGCTCAATCACTGGCTCTGCATTAGCTCGAGCAGGTGGTGGTGGTGGTGGTGGTAACAGCTCAGAACCAGGTGGAGATGGAGCCAGCGGTGGCGGTAGAGGTCACGGATCTACTCCAAATTGGGGCTACAGCTACTATTCATACAGTCAAGATCCTCGCGGAGGATGGGGAGTAACTCATGCCTATACAGCTAATTCCGGATCAGGCGGCGGCGCAGGCTCATACTGGGCTCCAAACATTGGCTGGGGTGCAGGTTCGGGATACGGTGCCAGCGGCCTAGTGGTAGTAAGGTATCCTAACTAATGGCAATTTTTAAAACCAATCGAGACATATTCACAGCGCCTTGGGAAGATGAATTGTTCAATGAGAATTGGATGGATCATGATGTTCCTTATGCGCCACCAACTGTGGATTGGAAATATGATAGAGAAATGAGGATCGAGGATGTGGAAATCTGGGAACAGATTTGCTACAAAACCGGAGGCATAGGGTTATATGCTGCATATCTGCCCTATGCTGAATTTTATATTGTCACAGGAAAATGGATACAGGCAAAACCTGGCAATATTGAATGTTTTTACGGCCCAGGTTCCATGCAGGCTGCATATCGCAGAGCCAAAGAAGTAGGAATGATAGTTGCTGTAAAAGAAACCTGGGTAGACGATAAAGATCTGTGGTTGCATCAACCTGGTGGAGCCAAACAGCAAGGCAATGTCACATTGTCTGATTAATTCCGGAACTAGGCATATTCAAAGTTTGCGCTAATGCTAATCCTAAGCTCTTTACTGTAATTTTTTTCCACCATGTGTGGAACATTAGATCTAAATATCAAAAGCAAATCGTCTACTGGTTCATACGTACAGGTTTTCCTGCTAGCAAAATTTTCAAGATTGCCTTCTACCGGAAGAGTATACATGTCAGTCATGGCTTCTATGCTTCTAAACCGAATTTTTCCACAATTTTCTAACACAGACAGATAGTAACTAACACTGAAATGAGATCGTGTGTGTTGATGATATTCTTGATAGGCTCCCGGTTCTGCAAGATTAAACCAAAAGTCTTTGCAGTAAAGAGTTTCGATGGGAAGATTAATACCGTAGTTTTTACCAAATTCGTGTACCTTGTTTCGAAGCAGCTCAATCAAGGATATAACTATAGTGTCTTGATCAGATCTATAATCATAAAATCCCACAGTATTGTAGGTATCACAGGCCCACTTGGTAACAGTATGACCTTGAGTCTGAAAATATATGGTCTTGGCCTTGTTTACAAGATACTGTCTATGTTGAAAATTTAATGTATCATTGTAGATCAGTGTGGGGAACCAACCGTCTATCATTTGGTGTATTGGATATAGGATTTCTCAGCCACAGCATCACCGGGTTTAGTAGATGTTTTATATTCTTTTAGAAGTTCTAGACTAGGGACGGTGCCTAGCATGCCCAAAGAATCACGTTTGTCCCATTTCCATTCTGCATTTGGTCCATGAGCATCTACATAATGAAAGAAAGCCTGCACTTGCCAAGCATCTTGACCTTTGTCGAAAGGTTCGCGCCAATGAGGCACATCACATCCTCGATAAATTGCTAGGTCACCGGGTAGTAGATCCACTCGATTACCATCCATATATATTGACCAAACTTTGTCAGCATCGTAATTGAAATTGAAACACAGAGTTGCAGAAATTTCACAACTAGGCCTATCTACATGGGGAGTAAGTGTGTCACCGTTTCTATAAACTCTATAATAGCAATAAGTTGGAAACAGAGAAAAACCCACTGCTTGTTCTAGCACAGGTTGCAGATGCAACAACATGCTTTCCATTGCAGGATCACAGTATTTTGAATGAGCTTCAGCACACTGAGCTCCGTCGCCCATTAAGGCTTTTTCCGGAGTGAAATCTTGCATTTCATCAAACAGAGCATATTGAGTGACAAAATCTCTTAGTTCCGTGGAGATTGCGGATCTTAATACTAAGTATTTGTTTTTTTCAAAAAAGTCTTTATTTTCCATTTGAAGCTCCTTGATGAAAAGGACAACCAAGTGCTTGTTGTTCTATTTTTTCATGCAGTCTTTTTTTGTTATTATAAAGTTGAGTAGAATCACGATATTCATCTCTTTTCATCACAAATTTATCAATGCCAAATACTCGTTGATATTCGGACTGAGTGACCAAATGATGCACAAGTTTGATCTTCTTTTCAGTCATAGGGTGCATAATAGCCAGTGGAGTCAACGGCAGTATGGTGCAAGTTTGCAATTCTTTGGTCTGTTTTACAAATAGGTTAATTTCAGTGGCATGGGTATATTTGTAGTTCACTAAGCCAGGCAATACTGATATAACTCCATGGGTGTCTTGCATATTCCATAACGGTTCAGTCCAAGTAAAATTCATGTCTTTTTTAGTTTTAATTGCCCAGGGAGAAATAAGTTTTATATTATGACCATGCTGGCCAGCAAAGCCAGGAAATTGCACACCTGGATGATTAGTAGGAGTAGAAACGTCCCCGTTAGAACTCACCCATTCCCACTCTTTTTCAGATCCTATGGGATTTACCATCATATTCATTTCAAACCATGAAGGAATAGCTATGCCTTTTTTATAGTATTCTATAATTGCGTTACAATGTTTTATGGTTACCAAAGGGGGATCAGAGTCTGGCACTTTTGATGGCAACTGTCTCCACCAATCCGGAGCATACTTCATAGCCCAGTCAATTTTAGCGTAGTCGTAGGCATGTGCAAGATGAGTAAAGCAGTCTACTACCACTTCTTCTTGTCTAGTAAAAAAATACGGAAATTTCATAATAATATTTGTCTCGATGCAGGAATAGGAAAATAATCAGAACTTACTTCTTGAATAAAAAATACCTGTGTAAGTCTGGGCCTGTTATCATGCCCTGTAAATTTATTTACACCATGATACTGGAATCCGTCATAGGCAACAATTCTATTATAGATATTTTTAAAATTCACAGTTTCTTCAAATAGACTGTTGTTTTCCTGTAGCTTTTCATTATAGAAATCAGTTTTAGTTCTATCAAAGTTCAAAAACATATCTTGTTTTTCTTCTAGATTGATCGGTATATCAAATGGTTTTTTTGGTCTAAACAACGAAGTGCCGCAGCCCGTATCTATACCGGGAGTGAGATATATCACCCCAGCATATGGCTTATAGTCTGCATGAATCCATCCTTGATTGATTGATGAGTATTGATCTGGTTCTGCAATTTGGAAGTAGGTTTCCACAGCCCATTTAACACTGTTGGTTTTTTTAAAATCAAAGGTCAGGGAAAATAGCTTATCGCAGAAATTTTTAAAAAATACAGGATTTACAGAATCTAGGGAAGGTGATCTTTTGCCAGGCCATGGCACATTAGAAGTTGTTTTGAATTCTAAAGATAACGCAAACTCTCTGATCACATTCGGATCGTTATAAAAATTATCTACACACAGAGAAGGAAAATACATATTATATTTCTCTATCCTTGATCCACGTTACCATGCTGTATTTTGTGCCAGATGTTATTGGGTGTGCAATGTGTAGATACGCATAGTTGGATGGGAACAAAATTAACATTCCGGGTTCAGGTTTAATTTTTACGTGAAAATTAGGAAATTCCAACTCACCTCCTTCAAAATTGTCATTTAAATAACACAAGCAAGATATTGCTCTTCCTATAGGAGTTCCGCCATCATAATGTCCTTTGTATTCTTCGCCTTGATCGTATTTTAACATTTGATAATGTTCGTGCCAAAGACCTTCCTTGATATTAAATCTTTTAGCATAGGGAATTGATGCTGCTAATAATAACATATAGAACTGATTATGAACATTTTGTAATACAGCATTATTGGTAATTCCTGCTAGATGAGTAACTCCCATCATTTTGTTTGTTCTGTGTGTTTGATGTGGTCCTTCCTGAGTGGTTTCGGCTCGTTGCCAATGCACTCCGGAATCTGAATTAGAAGCTGCGTTTTCCACCATCTTGATAGTGTTCTCTGGGTTCGGCCAGGCATTTTCATAAATGGCAATACAACCTGCTATCACAGTGCTTGGCTGTAGTTCCCCAGGAAAAAAATTGTTTATTACCACGGTCATATTGTTGTCCTTTTATACGAGCTATGCTATTTAAGAGAGCAACGGAATTATTTCATAAATACTGATTATGGCCACCCGTTTTATTTCCAGCGACGAGATATTCAGTCACAAGTTTTATAAAAATTATTGTCAAAACATCTCGTCTAACAATTTGCAAACTACTGCTACTCCTTGTGTTGCAGATATAACAGTTTGGGAAGAAATTTATTTTAAACCAGGTGTAATAGGTGTATACGCTGCCTGGGATCCTTATTGTGAATTCTATTTGGTTTATTATCCTGTGTTAGCGGAAACAAAGTTCCATTCGTTGACATTTTTTGGAAAAGATGCTTCGAATAGGGTTCAGGAATTTCTTGCAACATATGATATAGATCTTGCTACCAACAATGTATGGGTAGATGAAATCAACTGAATTTCAATGAAAAAGTCATCAGATCTAAACTATTTGAAAACTCAATGCAACTCCAATCTTCAGAAATTGATGATTTAAATTCTGTTTGCCAGTGATGTCTAATCACAGACTGTAGATCTAAAGACAACTGATCTGTATTATTTTGTTTTTCTATAAGATATTCCACGGCTTTGAGAAAAACAGGACTCACAGCGCAGTCATCTTGTAGTATTTTGATAGTCAAAGTCACTGTTTATTTATAGGTATCCAGTCTGCATTTTTAGAATAAATAATAGACTAATAACAAAGAATATCAATGGCCAAAATATCCGTATCCGATGCAGTAAGAATAATTCCAAGAGACGCTGAATTTCTGAACAGAAAGTCAGGGCTAAGAGGTGAAGTTTTTTACGATCAAACAGCTAATACCCTTAGAATTTACAACGGATCATCCACTGGCGGATTAAATTTAGCTAGAGGAGATCTTGCCAATGTGTCAACCAGTGATTTTAGATCTAAGTCTGTGGTTTCTAAACTGGCTACAGTCACATATCAGGTAACAATCACAGGTCCTCAAGGCGGCGATACAGGCAACAAATACAATCTTAACGGTGTTTATCGTCCTATACTGAATTTTGTAGTGGGCTATACCTATGTGTTTGTTCAGGACGATCCTACCAACGTCTACTTTCCTAACGTCAATGGAACTACAGTAAATCAGCATCCTTTGAATTTTTCCGCAGATAATCTCAGTGGAAACAATGGCGGCGGCACAAGTTATCTTGTAGATGTGCAATATTACCTAGATAATGTTAATGTTACACAGGCAGTGTATAACAGTAATATGTTTGCCACAGCCACTGCACGGCAGGTGCGTATCACAGTCACTAATTCTACGCCAGCTTTGCTCTACTATTGGTGTTGGAATCACTTGGCCATGGGTCAGTCAATAGCAGTAGCAGATCCTGGATCAGGAACCGGTAGCGGAGGCGCACTAAATGACTTGAGTGATGTTGTGTTAACAACTCCAACAATTAACCAGGTGTTGAAGTATAACGGCACAAATTGGATTAATGATACAGACTTAGAGTCTAATAGTTTTGCCACAATAGCAGTAGCAGGGCAAAGCTCAGTGGCTGCGGGCACCCCCACAGATACGCTGACACTAGTGGCAGGCGCAGGTATAACCCTCACAACTAATGCTGGCACAGATGCCATTACAATTACCAGCACAGCCAGCACAGGCAACATAACATTTGTTGCTAACACCATAGACAGCACAGACAGCACAGCTATCACTGTAACTCCTGCTGTAAATTTTGAATCAGATGTGGTAGTAGGCAATGAAATCGTATTTGCAGACGGCACAAGACAGAATACTTCTGCTGTAGGTGTACCTGGGCCAGTAGGACCGCAAGGGCCAGCAGGAGCTTCGGGAGCAGGTACAGGAGATGTTCTTAGCAGTGGTGGCGGATATGTCGATAATGCTATTGTACGCTATGACGGTACTACCGGTACTATCATACAAACCAGCTCTGCAACCATATCAGATGCTGGACTACTTACGGCCACTAACTTCAGTGGTGGAGGTTCAGCACTTACTTCGTTAAATGCTACGCAGTTGACTTCAGGCACCATACCGGACGCCAGATTTCCGGCTACGTTGCCTGCAGTGAGTGGCGCAAATCTCACAGCACTTCCTGCAACATTACCAGCGGCCAGCGGGGCTAATCTCACAGCATTAAATGCTACACAACTCACCAGCGGCACAGTACCCATCGGAAGACTCGGGTCGTCAGGAACACCTAGTGCCAGCACCTACCTTAGAGGCGACAATACATGGGCTACTGTTTCGGGCGGAGGATTAGCATCTGACAGTTTTGCCACTATATCTGTGGCAGGCCAATCGAATGTTGTAGCAGATTCAGCCACAGACACACTAACACTGGTGGCAGGTACAGGCATTACTATTACCACAGATGCAGGTACAGACACTGTGACCATTACCAACTCAGGTACTGGCCAAAACACTTTTGAAACAATAGCAGTAGCTGGGCAGAGTTCTGTGGTAGCAGATTCGGCCACTGACACTCTTACTATAGCTGCAGGCACAGGGATCTCAATAACCACGGATGCCGGCACAGACACAGTGACAATTACCAGCACAGTCAGCGCAGGCGCCACATCATTCACCGGACTAAGTGATCGTGCAGATCTCACCATAGACCAATTTTATCTACAGGCAATAACAAGACTTAATGTCACAAACAACGGAGCTAGTGCTTACAGATTTGACCAATATGGCACCACTGACGATCCTACAGTCTATGCCATCAATGGCACCACCATAGCTTTCAATCTCAATGTGACTGGACATCCATTCTTGATACAAGACGGCGCTGGCGCAAATTATAACACAGGATTGGTACACGTGACCACAGGGGGCACCGTAACTACAGGAGCGTCGGCTCAAGGTCAAACATCGGGCACACTATATTGGAAGATTCCAGATTCAATTACTGGTAGCTACAGATATCAGTGTAGTGTTCATGCTGCTATGATTGGAACTATTCAGATTAAAAACTTTGCCAGTATTTAATTTTCTTTCAATTCTGACATTATAAATCAAATAGTTGATAATAGCTAATTTATTTTTGAATCTGAAATTATTGAATTAAATACTCGTTTGCAAAGTATATGAGATCATGAATCCACAAATTATTCCAATTTTTCCTGCAGCTATCTATAGAATCAATCTTAGAAAGTTATCAGCGGCTGAACGAATTGCATATGACACTAATACCGTAACCTCTATAAGTAGACAAGGCAATCAGACATCTGTTAATTCAACCCTGCTTGATAGCGATGTATTCTCAGATTTGAAAAACATATTCATGGAGCATGTACATAATTATGCTCGAGAAGTGATTAAAACAAACTGCCAATTTTATATGACAAATTCCTGGAAAAATCAAAATAAAAAAGGACAACCACACGATCTGCACAATCACAGAAATAGCGTGATTTCAGGAGTATACTATGTGAATGTTGCAGACAGTGAAAATTCTATCTGTTTCAACAGGCTAACATCACCGTTTTTTATGGAGTTTGAGTGCAGCGAACGTACACCATTTAACAGCATAGAATGGCAGATTCCTGTTGAAGATGCAATGTTAATACTTTTTCCTTCCACTCTCTTTCACAGTGTGCCTGTAAATACCACAAACAACGAACGATTGAGTATTTCTTTTAATACTTTCATCAAAGGTAATTTCAATAATAACACTCTTGTGATCAACGCATAGCATAAATACACTATATAATTTTACTCATTCCGGAGATCATTTACATGAACACAGAATTACCAGTCCCAGAGGGATATCAAGAACCATTAATTCCGCCCCCTGATCTTGATCCAAATACACCGTTGGCTATTCCAGTGGCATTGAATAGCAAGACTGCAGCCAATCTTAAACTGGCGTTTGCTGCCGAGGCACGATCTAATGATAGATATCACTATTTTGCTACTGTGGCTGAAAAATATGAAGATGCAAATGCTACAGCTTATTTTAAACAGATTGCCGAAGAAAAACATATGTTTGCTCAAGGCCATTTAAAAGAAGCTATTTTAGGTGGATTAGGTGATCCAGATACTGGAAAGCCATCAATGCATATTACCCAGGTATTGGAAACTGCAATTGCTTCTGAAATGCAAGCATCGGTTGAGCTGTATACAAAATATGCAGATGATGCTCGAGAAGACAAGTTGCCGCATTTAGCAGAGTGGTTTATTGAATTATCAAGAAGAGCATCTGCTCATAAAAAATCATTCGAAGACCTGCTGAAATACTACGATCCTGCCCCACCCGACAACGAATAAGTTATATAATCTGTTCGCATGAATCGAGTAGACTCAACTCTACCAATATTTTTACACCAAGGGTTAAAATCTTATCCAATTGATTGGATGAAGACACAGGTGTTAGCCGCACATCACAAGGCAGACTACAACACCGGAAATAATTTTCAAATCAACGATTCTTCGGGAGTGTTTCACACCTTATACAAAGATTTTTTTCATATTGCCAACCAGCATTTTGGTCCACTAGAATTAGATCAAAGAAATCTTGCCAGCTGTTGGGGTTATGTAACGAACAAATTTTTTTACAAAGGTGGCATCCATAATCACCTAAATACCTGTGTAATTAATGCTGTTTACTATTTGAATATACCCGAGACTGCAGATAGACATCAAGGGTCTCTAAGTTTTTATGATAATAACTTTCATGAAATCTATAATATAAGACCCAACGTTGGTGATTTGATTATTTTTCCAGGATATCTTAACCATCAGCCTCATCAATCATTTAGTTTAGATTATAGAGTTTCTATTAACATGGAAATTATTTGTCAAAATGTCTGGGGTGTTGACAACAACTCTGTTTTGAGTTAATGATTGCTTGTAAAATCTGTGTTGATGTGTTATAATCAAAGACATGACTGCACAAAAGATTATATTTTATCCCACTATACCTGGCATCGATAAGACAATGCCGATTTTATCTGCAGATAAAATCGTGCATAATTGGAAACAGGAAGCAGCTAGAGAATTTAAAAATCAAAAAAATAATCTCGGGCATGCCATACACAGCATTTCTAATTGTCCCGGAATCAACATCTTACAGAGTCAAGGGTTTGTAGTGCGAGCATGGCAAGATATCTACGTCAAAGCAGATTCGTCACAGGATAAAATACAGTGGAGAACTCCTATTGATCAAGAAAAAATCAACGGCAGTCCGGCGATTGAGGAACATCAAGACAGTTTGTTTAAAACATTTCAAAACTGGCCGAATCATTCTAGCCGATCTGTGATAAAATTTATCACTGGCTGGTGCTGTAAAATTCCCAGTGATTATCTTTTAATACAAACTTCTGTATTCTACGCCGATGAAAATCGATTCACTGCTCTAAGTGGGATTTATTCAAGTGACTACGGAATCAATAACATAAATGTTCCGGTATTTTGGCACAACCTCAATGAGGAAACCGTGATCAAAGCTGGCACCCCCCTTGCACAATTAATTGCAGTTCCTAAGAATTCCTTGGAATTAGAAATCAGAACTGATATTAGCAAAGAAGAACTAACGATAAATTATATATTGATGAACAATACTTTCGTAAGAAATTACGCTAAGATCAAATCATATTTTCAGGGAAATCAATAGTGCAAAGTACATTGTTTGAAACAAAATTTTATAGTTATTATATCAATGATTGGGAATCAAAGAAAGAAAAAATTTCAAAAAAAATTAATGCAGCGGCATTGGTAAGAAAGCCCGGTCAATTGTTTGCAAGCGATCGAGGTAATAACAGCTATCAGTCTGAGTTTGTTGAAATTTTTAAGAATGAACTGGCTCTGTTTTCTAATGAAATTAAAGTAGAATCATTAGATATAGGCGACGTATGGACAGTGTCTTATGCAAAAGATGAATTTCATATCCCTCATAATCACTCGGGGGTGGGATATTCGGGAATCATCTATTTAGATTACGATGAAACCTTACACAGTCCAACTTATTTTATTAATCCTGTAAATAATCCCATAACTGATCAAACAGAGATAAAGAATATTGAAGCCAGTGAAGGATTAATGATTATTGTACCGAGTAATATTTTACATTACACGTTGCCTAATAATTCACACACAATCAAAACTATAATTGGCTTTGATTTAAAATTTAGATAAGGCGGTTTCTATGACACATGATGTTATTCCGTTATTTCCAACTCCATTATTTGTTGCAGAGATACAAGGATTCACCAACGAAGAATTAGAATTTGTAAAACAGTCATCTTTGTATTCTCGATACAAAGATGAACCAGGAAGATGTGTAGGATCGGATAGATTTGATATCATACATTTACCTGAAATGTCAAGAGTATGTGATTTTGTGCAAACACAGTTGAATCTATATGCTCGAGAGGTAATGTCTATATCTAATCAGTTGTTTCCTACTATCAGTTGGTTGAATCGTACCACAACAGGTGCATATCATTATCAACATCATCATGTGAATAGCATTGTCAGCGGAGTTCTATATTTCACAGAGGATCCTGCACCTATTGAATTTCACGTAGATAAAAATTGTGTTTGGGGCTCATTAAAGATGTTTCCTATCAAATATAATCAATATAACACTCATAGCACCACAGTTGAAATCAAACAAGGAACATTATTGATATTTCCGTCCTACTTAGAACATTCTGTAATGAGATCAATAGCTGACACTGATAGGATAAGTTTATCTTTTAACACTTGGGTGAATGGAACAATAGGCCTATTAGATAAGACCAGTTTTTTAAATTTAGATGCTCCAACATTAAAATTTGAGCCCAAAGACAATTTGAATGTGTTGATAGAACGACAACGATTGCAAAAATGATTAAACAGTATAACAAATTCACAGACGAATGGTTGCATTCTATAGTTAAAGAACAAGTATTAAATCCGATGTTAGATTGGAATTTTCCAAGTTATGCAACCGGTGAAATCGATTTAGAAAAGGCGGCATTTGGTAAGTTAACATTTAATAAACAACAAAACATCAATAATTGGAACAGAGTAGAATCATTGACCTATGTTCTTGATCGATGGTTAGATCAAAATAAAGAATGGTTTAAAATTGATTTTTTAAATCACTGTATGATAAATTTTTACACTGCTGGTCAGGTCACTGCCTGGCATAATGATAACTCTTATAAATTACCTGGAACATATAGTTTACTTTATTATGTAGATGATAGCAATGGCGGGACTGAATTTGAACATCAAAAATGTTTCCACAAAGAAAACACAGGCATATTTTTTGATTCTAATCTAAGTCATAGACCGATTGCGTCAACTAAACCTAGACGTATAAGTGTAAGTTGGGTTCTAAAAGGAACAATTTTGCACAATGCTCAATAAATTTTGTTTAGTTTTTTTGTGCCTGTGACCAGTCTCTGATTCTAGTTTCTAATTTTTTTCTTATAGCTGTGATATCTTGTTTCATTTCACTGCCCATGGTAGGTAGCTGACGACTGTAGATCATTTCCATATGCATGCTATCTAATTTTTTTATTTCTGCAACAAGTTTATTCAATAGTTGTTGAGATTCTTGTTTAGCTGCACCATCAGGCATTGTGTCGATGGCTGTGCGATATCGCTCATAATCTTCCTGGAATCTACTAGATTTTTGTAACAGACTTGACATTTTCTAACTCCAATATGGTTTCTATTTTCACACGTATTACTTGATTATTTAATGTAGTTCTCAATCCCGAGTGTAGTTGTTTGGGAAGGCAATCTAAATCAGCCCAGCATACAGTCTTTGACGCCATAGTCAAAAACTCTTGATCGACCACGCACACATAGGTGCCATACTCAAACCCGCGATCTTCAGATAGATACAGTTCGATAGGAACTATACGCCCCTGTGCGTATTGAGTTAACAATGCGTCTGCATCCTCTAGAAGACTGTTATTGCGTTGAAAGGTAGGCACAGTCCATCGCTCATCATCTAAGATTAGAAATATGCGACCTGTGGTTTTAGCTAAAAATAATAATCCGGCACGCTGTTGCATGCAGATACTTATCCGCCCACTGTCTTGAAGTTCCACTCTCCTGGCAGATATTCACCTTCAAATGCTTTGAGCCATTGAGTGCCATCCCATTTGTATTTGATGCCTGTGCGGATATTTTGAATATGTGTGGGTGAGAAATCTTCACCTGCAATAGCTGCATCTTCCAATGTATGATCTTCAGGATTCCAAATTGTGGCCCAGGTTTGCCCAGTCCACTCTACAATAGAGTTGGCTGTGATCACAGGATCCGTGCCGTCTTGATTTTCCCATGATGAATCGTTATTACTAGGATCACGCCAGGCCTGCGGACCTCTATATGGTATGTTTGTGCTGTCTGCAGGATTAGAAGGAAGGTTAATGTAACCTCCACGATTCTCACTGTTGTTGACATCGTCTAACATCAAGAATCTTAAACCTACTGGTATCTGCGAGTATGATCCATAGACTTCTAACGGATTATACTTGTAAGGATCTATGATAGCATCTACCGTGCCTCTAGCAGCTATGCCGGGGATACTACTGGCAATGTCGTCATTGGCAGGATATGTGTCTGCATCTAAAGTCACCGTGAGAACAGTCTGGTCTAGAGGATTGATCACAAACGTGCCCACAATCTCATAGCCACTGGCTTTTTTGAACCATATCTCACTGCCCGGCACATAGCCGCCTTGTATCTCTAGAATCTTTGACCACTCTACCGGTTCGCCATTTTTAAATTCTTTCTGACTCAGCCCCAATGACTGCACAGCATCTAATGGATTCACGAGTGTGAGATCATATTGATTATCATTGACTGTTCCTGTGTTAGATTTGAACAGTAACACTCGATAATTACCATAAGTTTTAGTAACTAGGGTCATACTGGATTGAGAAGTGTTGTATATTAGATCTGAAAGATCCATCACATCGCCCTGTTCTGTGAACACATTGGCTATTATGCTTTGAACTATGCCTAGTTTTTTGACCTTGGCCGGTGGTGATATATACACAGGCATTTCAAAATCAAGACTGCAGATGTCTATATCTGATTCTGCGCCTTGAGGTATTGTCCTACTGGAAAAATTAGTGCCGGTTAGATACATGGCGCTGAGACTGGTCCAGTCTATATAATTGTCAGTGGTCTGTAGTTCTAAACTGGGATTAAACAGCACTAATATCTGTTCCAACAACTGTAATTTTTGATCGGTGTTGGATGTCCATATATCAGCTTTCATGGTCAGTTTGAATGGAGTAGGCATGAGCCTTTCAACAGTGTAATTGCCGCCCTGTGCGCCCGAATATTCTCTTGTGCCACTGGCGTCTGTGAATCTGCGTTCTCTCACATGTATCTTAGACACGAATGTGGGATCACTGAGCCTGTTAGTATCCATCTCAATGCCTGTGATATAACAAGCTATTCTCGGCACCGTAGGCATTTTGTTTTCAGAATTATCTTTGATAATGCTGGCTACCTGTCTGGTCAAATCGCCATACATTACAGGAATCTGTCGTTGTTCGCCATCGCCTGCTTGATATTTAAATCCAATGAACACACGCATGAACTGCGTGACATACCGTCGTATCTGTCCGTCGTAGTGAAAATCCATTATAGGTCTGCCTCAGGTCTTAGAGCCTTGCTGAGACTCTGCTTTTCTTTAACTGTGTGACCGTCTATGGTGTTCACAGTGGGATTGTTTATGAATGTAGATTTTTGTGTCTGACGCACATCTTTGTCTGCAAAAGGTTCGCCGGCTGCTACATCACTGGCTCCAAGATTGCTCATAGTCGTGCGCACATTGTCTTCAAACTTGCGCCATCTTACTCCGTCAAATCTAAACAGTCTGTTAGGAAGATAATCTGTTCGCAGTGCAAATTGTCCATTAACAGGATTGTTTGGAAAAGAAATGCCTGCGGTAAATGGAGCACCGTTAGGAGGTAAACCGTCTTTGGTTAGATAACCTTCATAGCCATCACCATCCGCCGGTAATATCACCGAGCTAGCAGTCTGACCAACAAATATTGGATTACCATCTGAGTCAAATTGGGGAACTCCATTTTCATCAGTGGCTTGTGTAGCTGCGTCAACAGTCACCAACGATGCATCTACACTGGCTAATTCTGCGGTACCGTCGTTGGTTCTCTGTAGAGTATAATACTTGCTGGTATCGTAACCGCTGCGTGGTGCGTCTGCTTCTGCTTGATCTAACACCGCGGCAGTGATCTGCATTTCTTTTTCATAGGTACTGATCACATCTCGCAATGTATCTGCCAATGCATAATAGGTATTATTAGGCGGAGCCACACCAGTGACTTCTTGTATGACTTGATATTTTTTGCCATTGTCGGCTAATACAACATCGCCGGGATAGTAAGTTATGGTTGAATTATAAGTGCCTTTGAAGAATTCTCGGTCTGCAATGTCGTCTAGAATCTGTTTGAATTCTTGACTGTCTACTAATGGTTTGCACTTGGCACGATATAAATGTGGATACCATGTGGCTGAAAATCCTTCCGCTGCTCTACTAACTTCTTCAATCACAAAGAAACGTTTCAAGGCAAAAGTTAAATCATTCAAAGCGTATTCGTCTTTGAGATGCGGCAGTTCTATCACATCCCCTGCTATAATTTTACGACCTAGTTTTTCTACAGTATCGGTGATATGGAATGTGATAAAAATAGTGTCATTCTGTAGGAACAGGCCAAACTGGCTGAGATTAAAATCGATATCAGATATATTGTATACACCGCGCATGACATAAACATCAGGATCATATTTGCGATCTCGATTTTCTAAAAATAACAGATCCTGTATGTTTGCTACGTTATCAGTGGCGTAGGTAGGAGTGCTAGGACTATCGCCTTGTATGGCCGTGCCAGGACCTATATATCTGTGCACCAGCACATCTGTGCCGCCAACTTGGAACATTTCCCAGGCGGTTTTATCAATAAAGCGGAAATCGTTGCCCTTTTCGGGCCGGTATAAACTGAGTCTTGGCATAGTCATATATTTACCGCTACGATAAATACTCGTATGAGCACATCAGATCAAGCCAAAAATTCCGTATACAACTACTGCAAAACCATGCTAGGCGATGGTATGGTAGATGTAGAACTAGATCCCATCCACTACGACACAGCACTTAATCGTGCTCTAGCAGTTTTCCGTCAGCGTAGCGACAACGCTGTGGAAGAAAGTTATGCGTTTTTAACCCTCACAGAAAGCACCAACGAATATATCCTGCCCAAAGAAATACAGCAGGTTCGACAGATATTCCGCAGATCGGTGGGATCAAGAACGGGTAATGGAACGGGTGGAACGGTGTTTGAGCCATTTAACTTGGCCTATGCCAATACCTATTTGTTGAGTTCAACGAATATGGGCGGCTTGCTAACCTATGAACTGTTTGCACAGTATCAAGAATTGGTAGGCAAGATGTTTGGTTCATTTATTAACTACACATGGCATCCACAGAGTCACAAGCTGATCATACATCAACGTCCTCGCGGCGAAGAATCTGTGATGTTGCAGGTATACAATAGCCGACCTGACTTTGTGATTATTGATGATGTGTATTCCGGACAGTGGATCAAAGACTATGCGTTAGCCAACTGCAAAATGATGCTAGGACAGGCTCGAAGCAAGTTTGGACAGATCGCAGGTCCGCAGGGTGGTACTCAACTCAATGGTACAGCACTGATCACAGAAGGTCAAACTGAGATGGAAAAACTCACCGACGATCTGATGAAATTGGTTCCCGGCGGCAGCGGATATACCTGGATAACTGGTTGACCTTATAACTAATCTATATTATAATTGTTCTAAAGGGGACAATTTATGATTATAGGTGTATGCGGTTTCATAGGCTCGGGCAAAGACACTGTAGCCGACTATCTAGTTAATTTTCACGAATTTCGCAGAGAAAGTTTTGCTTCAACACTCAAAGATGCCGTGGCCAGCGTGTTTGGCTGGGATCGAACCATGCTGGAAGGGCGCACAGCACAGGCTCGAGAATGGCGTGAACAAGTAGATCCTTGGTGGGCAGCACGTTTAGACATGCCCACATTAACTCCTAGATGGGTTCTACAATACTGGGGAACAGAAGTCTGTCGTAGGTCGTTCCACGACGACATATGGATTGCTTCATTAGAAAACAAACTGCGTCTCAGCAAAGATCATATTGTAATTTCAGACTGCCGTTTCCCCAATGAAATTAAATCAATTAAAGATGCAGGCGGCCAAATTGTTTGGGTGCAGCGTGGTGAGTTGCCTGACTGGTATGAGGATGCTATCAGCGCCAATCAAGGCAATAATGTAGGGCTAAACGCCATGAAGATGCGTAAAATACATGCATCGGAATGGGCATGGCTGGGCAGTGATTTTGACAAGATCATCGACAACAATGGCAGCATCGATGAACTTTACGAGCAGAGTGCAAACCTAGTAGTCAGCAATAAGATCGCCTTGCCTCCAAGTTATACCCTCTTTGCCTAAGATAGCAGCGCAGTTCAAGCACACGGTTTTGAGATTTGAGGGTCTGCAGTTGTTGAGATTTTCATCTACATGAAACACTCGAAATACTTCGGCGTGTTGAGATCGAAACCCGCATTTTTCACACACGGGTTTGGGTTTGTATCCTGCTCGTTGCCAACGTGGAACATGAGCACTTGCACCGTGTGCTAGACAGATTTCACACAGTGTTCTGTAATAGGCACGAGTGTCTTTGTAGTAATTAATGGCTCTAGGTCGCTGTGCGCAGGCCTTGCATAGTGGTCGCATTTGATATTTACCCTTTTAGACCCCTTTTGTTCGGTGCCTAACTTGCTGTTTTTGGAATAGTATGCTAAATATTATGAGCAACTATTACCAGGAGAATAGGCGATATGGCACTAACATCACCAGGCGTACAAGTTACGGTAATCGACGAGAGTTTTTATACACCAGCAGAACCTGGTACGGTTCCTCTTATCGTCGTAGCTACAGCCCAAGATAAAACAAACGGAGCTGGAACAAACACAGCTTCAGCAACAACCAAAGCAAATGCTGGCAAGGCATTTAAAATTACGAGTCAGAGAGATCTCACAGATCTTTTTGGGATTCCGTTCTTTGAACAGACAGCGAGTTCAACTCCTATCCATGGTTCAGAGCGCAACGAATATGGACTATTAGCAGCCTATAGTTTGCTAGGTGTAAGCAACGCGGCATTTATTGTTCGAGCTGATGTAGATCTAGACCAACTCGCAGCAGAAGTAGATGCCCCGGGAGCGAACCCTGTAAACGGCAAATGGTGGATGGACACACAGGCCACAACTTGGGGTATCCAAGAGTGGAACAGTGCCGCAGCATCAACAGCCGGCGGACAGAAATTTACTAACAAAGTACCGTTAGTGCTAACAGATGCAGACAGTCCTTCTAAAATTGAAAACAATGCTCCTAAAACATCTGTAGGACAGATCGGAGATTATGCAGTAGTATTTCAAACTGTAGGTGAAGCTGCTGCATATACAACTGCAAATGACTTGGCAAGAATATATTACAAGTCTCCAGGCAATGGCGGGGTAAGTGCCGGCGGCACACCAGTTGATGCAGGCGAATGGGTATTGATAGGTTCCAATGCGTGGAAAGCCAGCTGGCCAGTAGCAGTAAGTAACACATACTCGGGAACACTGTCGGGCACTTTATTCGTTAACGCCCAACAAATTACTGCAGGAACTTTAACACAAATCGCAAACAACATCAATTCACCCGGTATCGTGGGTGTAACAGCAAAGATGTTGGGTAATAAGTTATACATCTATTCCGATGGTAGATCATTAGGAGAAAACACTAATGTTGAAGTTGGAGACAGTGCATTGTCTGCTGATGGACAGATAAAGTTAGAAAATGGCACAGCAAGCTGGAGCACCATTGGCATTGACACCGGATTATACCTCAGCCCTAAACTGCAACAATCACCGCACACAGATGTGCCGACTTACAAGCGCAGTGATAACCCAACCTCATTGCAGGGATATGCTACAGGGTCTGTATGGATTAAAACCACAGAGCCAAACAACGGCGCTAGATGGAGAGCCAAGCAGTGGAGTTCAGCTACATTATCGTGGGTAGCATCAGAAGCTCCTATATATGCATCTACCAATGCTGCACTTTACTATCTAGATCGCAGTGGAGGTGGTGCTAACATCTCAGCAGATACAGTGTTTGTACAGAGCAATGCACAAGAACACAGTGGATTTGACGCAACTCCAGACACAGCTGAATTCCGTATGTGGTATAGACATATAGGTATAGGTCAGGGCACCAGCATTACATCCAACATTATCAAAAGTGGAACCTTTACCGCTGCTTCTACTAGAACATTTACCTTGGCTGAAAGCATAGTAGGACAGTTGGCTCTAGATGCTGCCAAAACCATTACTTTGTCAACAGCCGCGGGAAATGCGCCTACAGGCGACAACAGCGATGCAGACAAGTTTGCTGCTGCTATCAACGCAGCCGGCTTCACAAACATCGAAGCCTCTGTGGTGCAGATTACCCTAACACAGAGCAGATTGGTAATTACTCACAATGACGGTGGCGATTTTAGACTCACAGACAGCACAGGTAATCCATTGTCGACTCTATTCACTCCATACAACATCAAGACCAGAGCTGGCACAGAAAACTTCTACAATATTTCATTGGGTAGTGGTGCTGCAGGCGCAGAAGATCTTGCTGCAGGTGCTGCACAAGACTATCTAGCTTCAGGTTATCAGCCGTTAGCCGCACAAGATCCAAGATTCTCAGCCAGTCCAGATGCTCCATTGAATGAAGCAGCAGATCAACAACTATGGTACAATCCTAACTTTGCTGATGTTGACATTATGGTTCATAATGGCAACACATGGGTGGGATATAGACACAGCACAGCACCATATTTTAATCAAACTGACGACACAGCGTTGACAAAGAGAACCGGTTACTTACCAATAGTAGCTGCCAGCAATCCATATGTGTCAGGCGTTACTGTCACAGGTGATTTGTGGATCAGCACAGCTGATCTAGAAAACTTCCCAACAATTTATAGATACAACAGCAATTTGACCGACATCGGTGATGTTACACTGCGTTGGGAATTGGTTGATAAGACAGATCAAACCACAGAAGAAGGTGTGCTGTTTGCAGATGCTCGTCAAGGTACAAGTGGTGGTACAGCTACTACAGCACCTAGTGATGACATTGCCGACTTGATTACCAACAACTTCCTAGACCCAGATGCTCCAGATCCAGCACTATATCCAAAAGGTATGTTGCTGTGGAATCTAAGACGTAGCGGCGGCAACGTTAAGCAATATCGCAACAACTATATTGATACTGCTACAGATAATCCACGCACAAGCCAATCTGGCGGTACTAATAACGGTGACCCATTTGTTAGCGGTTCAGGCCAAACTATGGAAAGCTACTATCCAGATCGTTGGGTTACAGCGTCAGGCAACAACGAAGACGGATCAGGCAGTTTTGGTCGCAAAGCACAACGCAAGGTAGTTACACAGGCCTTGAAGTCGGTGATTGACACAAGTCAAGAGATCCGTGATGAAGAACGCAGAAACTTCAACATCATAGCTTGCCCAGGATATCCAGAAACAATGAGCAATCTAGTTAATCTTAACATTGACAGAGGTATCACAGCATTTGTCATAGGTGATACTCCATTGAGATTGCCTGCAGATGCTACATCATTGAACAACTGGGGAACTAATGCAGAATTAGTCACAGACAACGGCGATGACGGCATTGTAACCTATGATGAATACTTGGCTACATACTATCCAAATGGATTTACCACTGACCTAAGTGGTTCTAATGCAGTGGTTCCAGCAAGTCACATGATGCTGAAGACTATCGCACTCAGCGATAATGTCAGCTTCCCATGGTTTGCACCAGCAGGAACACGTCGTGGCGGTATTACAAATGCCACAGCAGTGGGTTATATTGATGCTGCCACAGGTGAGTTCCAAACTGTAGCACTCAACGAAGGCCAACGTGATACACTATATGAATTAAAGGTCAATCCAATTCCATTCTTCAACGGAGTAGGACTTGTGGCTTACGGTCAAAAGACTCGTGCAAGAAATGCATCAGCACTAGATCGTATCAACGTAGCACGATTGGTAGTATATCTACGTAGCCAGTTGAACAAGTTGGCTCGTCCATATTTGTTCGAACCCAACGACAAGATTACCAGAGATGAAATCAAACAAGCGGCAGAAAGCCTATTGTTGGAATTGGTAGGCTTGAGAGCAATCTACGACTTTGCGGTTGTGTGTGATGAAAGCAATAATACTCCGTCTCGTATCGATCGCAACGAACTTTATGTTGATATCGCCATAGAGCCAGTGAAAGCCATTGAGTTCATTTACATTCCATTGCGTATCAAGAACACAGGAGAAATTTAAAAATGGCAATTACATCGCTTAATAACATTGGTATTCCAACTACCAACGCAGCTGGCAGCACTCAAGTGCTGTTGATGCCAAAATTAAAATATCGCTTCAGAGTTACACTGTTGGGATTTGGAGTTACCGCAGCCACTGAACTTACCAAACAGGTGCAAGATGTTACTAGACCCAAAGTGGCGTTTGAAGAAATGACGCTGGATGTCTATAACTCCAAAGTTAAATTGGCTGGCAGACACACATTAGAACCAATTACATTAACATTGCGTGATGATGCTAGTGGTCAAGTTCAGAAAATGGTAGGACAGCAGATCCAGAAACAGTTTGACTTCATGGAACAGGCTTCAGCACGTTCAGGTATTGACTACAAATTTACCACACGCATAGAAGTTCTTGACGGGGGCAACGGATTGTTAGTGCCGAGCACTTTAGAAACATTTGAACTATATGGATGTTTCATTCAAAATGCAGACTACGGTGATGCAAACTACAGCACCAATGAGCATATGACTGTAGCATTGTCGATTGTTTACGATAATCTATCACAGTTTGCAGCTGGTGCGGCAGCAGTAAGCCCAATAGGTGGTATTGGCGCAGCAGTAGGAAGAACTATTGGTGCAGCTACTACAGGCGCTTCTACAGCACAAGGTTAATAGTAATATTAGCTCAAAAAGCCCGACTAAAAATCGGGCTTTTTTTGTGGCATAAATATTTGTATGGCAAATAAATTCACAAGATATCTATCAGAATTCGGTTCCGGCTTGATTGAGGGTGTGACCAAACCCAAAGGTCAAATGAGTAATTATCGCCACGCTACTAGATTGTTTATTGACAACAATCTACGATTAAGCCCAAAAACCAAATTCCTGTTTTATGTATATTTCGAAATGGATAATTCAGTGCGAGGCATGTCACCATTCAGTGCCAAACACAAGAACGAAGCAGGGTTATTGGTCAAGAGTGCCGATCTTCCGAAATTTAATTTTGATTCTGTAATAAAGAATCAATACAATCGAAAAAAGATCGTATATAAACAGATAAATTATGATCCAGTAAACATCAACATGCACGATGACAGCAACAATGTTATAAGTGCCATGTGGGCTTTGTATTATGGCTACTACATCGGCGATAGGCATAATCCCAACGCTGCCTACGAATCCAATCATTATAGAGCCACTGGTACTAACAAAGACAATTTTCGATATGGCCTAGACAATGACAAGAGTGTGGATTTTTTTAAATCTGTAACTATCTATACCATGAGTCGTAGACGATTTGTCGGTTACACATTAGTAAACCCCCGAATCAAATCATGGAGCCATGGCGGTATGGATTACTCTGCCAGCGAATTCAACGAAAGCACCATGACCTTGGAATACGAAGCGGTGCGATACAGCACAGGCAATGTGTCTGTGGGAACACCTAAAGGATTTGCAACCTTGCATTATGACACTGTGCCAAGTCCACTGAGTGTGGCAGGTGGAGGTGTTGCCACACTAACGGGCGAGGGTGGTGTGCTAGATGGGCTTGAACAGATTTTTGGTGATGTTGGAACAGGCGCTGCCTTTAACACGCCCGGAGGTTTTATAGGCACCTTGGCCAAAACTTTTAACACCTACAAAAATTTCAATAATCTCAGCAAAGAGCAATTGGCTAGCGAAGCCATTAACATACTAAGTAACCCAGGAAATATTTCAACAGCAATTGATAAGGTCAGCGGAGTTGTCGGAACTGTGTTTCCTAAAAGTGCTACAACAGAAGCTACTACTAATGCTAGACAACGCAATATCACAGGTAATTAACCATGGCTACAAACTTACCATCACAGACCATTGAAGACAGCGCCGCTGCTACCAAATTGTATTTTGAAAACTATGGCGAATCTGCTCTAGAGTTTCCCTCCAACGATGTCTCTGCCGCAGTGAGCTTTTTTCAACAGGCTGGATTTGATCTTGATGCTGCCTCAACTTCTGCAGCAGTGGTACTAAGACAGGCCAAGCTCGACAATACACCTATTTTTCAAATCTTAGATACACTAAAGAATTTTCCAGGAGTTTCATTGAGCCAGATAGTTGCAGAAATACTTAACAACAATCGCGTGCCTACATCTATATTGGGATATAGAACTCAAAACGTCGATAACAATAAGACTAGAAATATCGCTGCCTAATGTCTAAATTTGCACAGGGACGATTTGAAATGAAAAATCCCGACAAGTATGTCGGCAAGAAAATACCATTGGCTCGTAGTTCATGGGAATTTGTGTTCATGCGCATGTTGGATGAGCATCAAGGTGTAGAAAATTGGGCCAGCGAAAGCATACAGATACCGTATAGAGATCCCTTGACGGGCAAATACACAATATATGTGCCTGATTTCTTTGTGGTCTACAAGGACAAAACTGGTAAGAAACATGCAGAAGTTGTTGAAGTAAAACCGCAGAGTCAAACACTAAGAGAGTCGGTGGGCAAAAGCCGATACAACCAAGAGCAATATATTAAAAACATGGCCAAATGGGAAGCTGCCACAGCTTGGTGCAAACAGCAGGGCCTTAGATTCAGGGTGGTCAATGAAGGTGATATTTTCCATCAAGGATCAAAAAGAAAATGATGCATTATTCACAGGTTGGTCAAGATATCTTTGCGCTTCAAATTTGCAATCACAAATCATATGTAGAAATTGGTGCAGCAGATCCTATAAAACTGAGTAATACGTTTTTGTTAGAAAAACAGGGCTGGTCGGGTATTAGTTTAGAACTTAATGCAGATTTTAAAGCAGACTGGTCTAACATCAGGGGTAATTCTTGCTATTATACAGACGCAGTTAATTACAAGTATAATTTAAAAGATCGAATAGGATATTTGAGTTGTGACATTAATCCTCCAGAATTAACATTGCAGGCACTTAAAAATGTAATCAATCAGGGTATTGTTTTTGACTGTATAACTTTTGAACATGACGATTATTGGCGAGAAGAAAAAGGATTTTTGGAAACATGTAATTCTGCAAAAGAATATCTAGATAGCAAAGGATACAAAGTTGCAGTAAATAATGTGTTTGCTATTAGAAGAAGAAAATCTTGGACAGGTGAATGTCATTTTGAAACCTGGTATGTGAATAAAGATATAGAATTTAAAACTGTAGAATATAGAGACTGGGTTAAAACACAGATAAGTATGATATGACGAAAAAATTAGAAGAACTATTTGATTTAGAATCTCAAGCCGAGCCTACAGCACCACCACCGCCTGTGCATGAAGAAATTAACAGTCTCGATGATCAGTATCAAGCAGTGCAAAAGATCGTGCAAACACTGCCACATATACAAGAACTAGAAAATCTTGATGAGCAAGAACTAGACAATCTTGCCAAAAAAGCAGAACAAGCCTACGACGATCTCATGGACCTTGGTATGAACGTGGAAGTGAGATATTCGGGTAGGATATTTGAAGTAGCTAGCTCAATGATGGGCAATGCTATCACTGCCAAAAGCAACAAGATAGAAAAGAAACTCAAAGCTGTAGATCTACAGCTGAAAAAACTAAAAATAGACAACGATGCTGGGGTAGATCCCAACAACGTGATAAATGGACAGGGCTATGTGATCACCGATCGCAACGAACTGCTGAAAAAATTAAGCGGAAAAGCATAAATACTCATATGAAAACTTTTAAAGAATATCTCGTCGAAAACAAAAAAATTTACAGCTTTAAGATCAAAGTTGCGGGCGATGTTCCTGAAAAATTCCAAGAAGCACTAAAGTCACGCCTGGACAGCTGCAAGGTTATGACCTTTGAAAAGCTGTCAACAACACCTATACAAAAATTGCCCTTAGATTTTCCAGGCAAAGAAAACATGCAGGTTACTATATATGAAGTGATCTGCGAATATCCTACAACACCGCCTGAAATTGCTACTCATGTCAAAGCCATGGGCATTGATGAAGATTGTTTCCGTGTTAGAAACAGTGGCGAGCCTACAGAAGCAGATCAGGTATTACTGGACGATGAACCCAGCGGTGAAGCCATGTTGGATGAACAAGATTTAGACAAAGGCACAGGAAAAATCAAACACAAAGATTATTTTGGTGATGATTTTAACAAAGGGTTTCTTAAAGATTTAAGCAAAACAGCCAAGCAGAGAACCAAAGATGGATTTGCTGCTGAATATAAAATACCCAAGCAAAAAACAGACAAAGCTGGATCTATGAGTCCAATGTCAACTGCTGGCAAACAAGATCCACGCAAAGGAAATTAACTATGAACTTTCAAGAACTAATGGCAAAGATGCAGGAATTAGACAGGCCCGCCACAGAAGCCTGTGGTGACTCACCTATGCCAATGAGCATGCCATCGATGCCAGAGAAACCAGACACACCGCCACCAAGCATGAGTTTAAATCTCAATGCACAAGGCATGGACAACATCGAAGAACTAATGAAGCTGATGACCAAAGTTAATCCAGACATGATTAATCAGCCAGCACCGATGAATTCTATCAGCATCGAACCTATGGACAAGCCTATGGGCGGACTACCTCCATTGAAAATGCTGCCAGACATGGACAGCGATTATGATAACAGCGGAGATCTTGATGCACACGAAAAAGATCACGCAGATGAAAAACCCTTGATCAAAACTCTAGATCAAGACGACGACGGTGACCATGACATGGATGATCATGACATGGAAAAGAAAAAAGACAAAGAAGAAGCATTTGGTAATTCACTAAACGGATCAGAGACAGAATATGCAGGTATTGACGCTGCTATCCCGGACGGGAATGATCTAAACAAGCCTAAGAAAAGCTTCAGTGGCAAACCATATCGCGGTGACAACCCTATGGCAGCTGGCGCTTACGAAAGCAAAGAACAACTACGTGCTAGTATACGAGAAGAACTGCTTCAAAGATTGTCAGAAGCTAAAGGAGCAAAATAATGTCAGGATTTAAAATTTCAACTGAGTCGCTAAGACCAGAATTTTATCAAGTGGTAATCACATTGTCTGGTGGTGCAGGAACATATCCTACAGCAGATGGCAACGATAACGGAGCGGTATGCCCACAAGATCACAGTGCATTTACAACCAAACCAACTACATTAGCCATTGGTCGTCGTGTAGCCAGAGCTCATCAACGTTTCTTAGCCATTATCGAAAATCTACAAAAATATGCTGATGCACAGATTCAAGACGTGCAGTTTACCAGTGCTGGTGCAACGGTGGCAGACAACCAGGCAACAGCAGTGACTTTTACAGTGAGATATGATCGTGCAGGTGCAGCAGGTGCAGGCACAGCAGACGGCGTATTGGGCGGCACAAGAGCAGAAATTGGAACACCATTCCAATTTACAGCTACCACAGACGGTACAATTACAGTTGATACAACAGCCAAAGCTCTACGCTATCAAATTGGTCAGGCCATTGGCAGAACCAATCACGTTAAAAGCATGAGAGTGTTTGATGGCAGTCAAGGTGCTGAAATACAAGAATCTTTGACTGTTACGTTGCCCGACTCACTTGCGGACATTTACAAAGACGTGGCCGTAACCCTTGTTGATGCAGCAGAAACCATAGACAGTTAATATAAACTAATAAATCAAATAGGCTCTTCGGAGCCTATTTTTTTCATTAAATAAACATATGTCAAAATCCTTAGACGGCAATCTAATTAAGAAAGCCCATGCACAGATACGCTATAATCTCGACGAAGTCAAGCATCTAGAAGCTTGTATGGATCCAGTAACCGGTCCGCTATACTTTGCTAAAAACTTTATCAAGATACAACACCCTACTAGAGGATCAATACCATTTGAGCCCTACGGGTTTCAAGAATTGTTGATTGACGCATATCACACAAACAAAGAATGCATAGCCATGTTGCCGCGCCAGATGGGTAAGACTACATGTGCAGTGGCATACCTGTTGTGGTATACACAGTTTATGCCAGATGTGCAGGTATTGATAGCGGCACACAAGTATGAAGGTGCTCGAGACATCATGGATCGTTATAGATACGCCTATGAAAATTTACCCGACTTTATTCGAGCTGGAGTGTATTCATACAACAGAAACACCATTGAATACGACAACGGATCACGTATACAAGCAACTACTACCACAGAAAACACAGGTCGTGGTAAATCTCTTTCTCTAATCTATTGCGATGAGTTTGCATTCGTGCAGCCGCCGGAAAAAGCCAAAGAATTCTGGACAGCATTATCACCTACGCTGGCCACAGGCGGTAAAGCTATTATCACATCAACTCCTAACAGTGACGAAGATCAATTTGCTATGATTTGGTTAGAAGCCAACAAACGGTTTGACGACTTCGGCAATGAAACTAAACTAGGAGTCAACGGTTTCTTCCCCTTCTTCGCACACTGGAAGGAACATCCAGACAGGGATGACGAGTGGGCTAGATTAGAACGTGCCAAGATTGGCGAAGAACGGTTCCGTAGAGAGTTTGAATGCGAGTTCTTGATCTATGACGAAACTTTAATCAACTCTGTGAAGTTGGTTGAACTTGCAGGTTCAGACCCTATGATGAACATGGGGCAGACTCGTTGGTATAAAGATATAAATCCCAAAGCCACATATCTAATAGCTTTAGATCCCAGCCTAGGCACAGGTGGTGACTACGGAGCCATCCAAGTCTACGAAATGCCTGAAATGATACAAGTAGCAGAGTGGCATCACAATACCACGCCTGTGCAGCAACAGGTCAGAGTCTTGAGAGAAATACTAAAATACATACATGACAGAGGCGAAGAACGAGGCGGTGCACCTATCATGTATTACAGTGTTGAAAATAATACAATAGGTGAATCTGCTCTGATAGTTATCAACGATATAGGCGAAGAAAACTTTCATGGACTGTTTCTTAGTGAGCCCATCCGCAAAGGACACATACGCAAGTTCCGTAAAGGATTTAATACCACGCACAGAAGTAAAATATCTGCTTGCAGTCAACTAAAAAACATGATCGAAAATCACAAGATGACTATCAACAGCAAACCGTTGATATCTGAGCTAAAAACATATATTGCTTCAGGGCTGGGTTTTAAAGCCAAGAGTGGAGAACATGACGATTTAGTCAGTTCAACACTGTTAATCATGCGCATGGCAGATGTGTTAGCGGACTGGGATCCGCAGATCTACGATAAAATGACAGAAAAAATCACCGATGAATCCATGCCTATGCCGATCTTTGTCAGTATGGGTCTTTGATAAATATACTTATGGACGCAACAAACAACATAGCCACCGATTTATTCTACAAAGTACGCAGCCGCTTCTCTGGGCTGAAATTAGGTGCCGAAACCGGTGAGATAACCATCAATCCGGAACAGGCAAGATTCTTTGATTTTGACTACACAGAAGGCCAGAATCCCATAGGGCATGTCAGCATCAGTCTTGCTGAACCCAACTCCATGAAAGTGTATTTTTCCAATGGAATTACCGAAGGCATGGATGATGGACAAAAAACAAATTGGTACGGATTCTTAAAAGAACTGCGTCAATTTGCCAAACGCAGATTATTGAGTTTTGACACCAGAGACATTGCCAAAGACAATCTTGACAAACGAGATTATCAATTCCTTAGTCAGAACGCACAACCTAAACCACAGACAAATACGATACAAAAACCAGTTGGAGAAAGCACAATGAGTGAAAACATAATGAGCGAAAGCTCAATGTATGGTAGCAAAACAATGAGCTATCAAAAATTAATGGACACACGTTTGATCATTAAACATAATCAAGCAGTGATGGATGACACACAACCAGGTTCTAGAACCAGAAATATCGGTGCCTTGTTTGTAGAAAATCAAGACGGTGAAAGATTCAAATATCCATTTATTCATCTAGCTGGTGCTAGAGCCATGCAGCGCCATGTGGCCAATGGCGGCCTGCCTTACGATGATCTAGGCAAAAGTATTACGCAAATGAGCGAAGAAATTGCACAGTTGAAAAGTTTTGGTAACTATGTGGTCCGTAACGATCTAATGAATTCCGAAACCAACTCAGTGGTCGAAAGAAGCACAGAATATCTAAATCATCTTAGAGAACAGATCAAGGCATTGAGCAAACAAAGTCACTACGAGGCTTACAGAGAATCATTCCAGGCAAACCCCAACGAGGAAATACCTCAAGACGTGGTAGAAGATTTTAAACAAAAATTCACAGTCAGATCGTTTAAAGAAGATATTGCAACTGTGTTTCCGGTCTTATACAGACTAATGAAAGAAGGAAGCACTATAGGCTATGACGACATAGTCGCTATGACACAAGAAGAAATCAACAACGAAGACCTTACAGTTGAAACAGAAGACAATGACCCATTTGCTCAATTTGAAAATTGGGTAATGGCACTAGGCGAAGAAAGTGCGGTAACCAGTGAAGATCCTGAAGAGCAGGCAGCAGCATTACAGGGACTACAAGAACTTGTAGGACAACACTTCCCAGCAGGTGTCGATGGAACCAACGCCATTGAAAGTCTTAAAGGATTAATCGAAGATCCAGAATTGTATAAAAGAATCAAAGAACAGGCAGCACAAGATCCAGATGCATGTGTAAGACCATTGGTCAAAGATTGGTTGGAATTCAATGCACCTGAAACACTAGAACAGTTGGATTTTGGCGATATGGTAGATGACCCGGAAGCGACCCAGGGAGTTGATCAAACTGCTCCGGAAGCGGAACCAGCACCAGTTGATCCAGCGGCAGCGGTTGCGCCTGCACAAGAGCCATTGCCGCGAGAAGCTGTGGATCCCGACAATCCAAGAGACTACGAAAGACCAGCAGTAGATAGAAAAAAAGCAGGCCAGTCACCGTTAACTATGAAAGATGTAGAATACAAAGACGACAAACCCAAACGTGATTTTGAAAAGAGAAAAGAAAGATTAAACACCGAAGAGTTAGCAGAGTTTATCACATCATTTTATGATCGTGACACAGGCACATTTCCCAAAGGCCCAGAAGGTGTTGCTATTATGGTAGGCAAGAAGTTTGGCGAACAGGCAGAACAAGTTGCTCGTAAATTTGTAGAACGTATGGCACCACAGCAGAGTACCGATCAAAATCCAGAACTTCAAGAACTATCACGCATTAGAGAATTAGCAGGCTATTAAAAGTTTCGTCGCAGTTAGATTGGGCACTTAGGTGCCCTTTCTTTTTGGCGAAATGAAATCAAACTTTTATGTAAACGTTTAGTCTTATTAAAGCGTTATATATATACGTAGGGAATATTCTTTGCGTAAAACAACCTAAAGGAAACTTTAAAATGAAATCAGTAATCGCAATCATTGTATCAGCATTTGCAGTATCAGCATTTGCACAAGCACCTGCTGCACCTGCTAAGAAAGAAGAAGCTAAACCAGCTGCATCTGCTCCTGCAAAGGCAGCAACGCCTGCAAAAAGTGAACCTGCTAAGAAAGAGCCAGCTAAAGCAGACGCAAAAGCCGCTACTCCAGCGAAGTAATTTCGGGTTAGACGATAGTGACTTCGTTGTTGATGATGAAGTCACATTTGGTCGTAATCTAAAGGCTCGAGACTTTGGTAAGGTAGTTGATGATGACTTATCAGAGTATGTAAAATTTAGATTATGGCTAGCTAGGCAACGAGCCATGGCAGCATATAAGAAAAAGTGGGCCTGACCCGCTTTTTCTTTTGGTAAGATAAATCAAAAAATACGTAGATAATCGTTGACCTTGATAAATAAAAAGCGCATAATAAAACATGTGCATAAGGCATATAAACATTTTAGGCATAACACAAGGAGGCATTTAAAATGGCAACATTATCAGAAATCCGTGCTAAACTTCAAGAAGCACAATCAAAGTCCACAGGACAATCCACTGGCGGTGGAGACAACGCAATTTACCCACACTGGAATATGCAAGAAGGCAAAGAAGCCGTTGTACGTTTCTTACCTGATGGCAATCCTAACAACACATTCTTCTGGGTAGAACGTGCGATGATCAAATTGCCATTCGCTGGCATCAAAGGTGAAACAGACAGCAGAGCAGTGCAGGTACAAGTTCCCTGTGTGGAAATGTATAACGACGGCACAGCATGTCCAATCCTATCAGAAGTGCGTGGTTGGTTTAAAGATAAATCATTGGAAGAAATGGGTCGTAAATATTGGAAAAAGCGTTCATACATTTTCCAAGGCTTTGTGGTTGAAGATCCACTCAAGGAAGATAAACTTCCAGACAACCCTATCCGTAGATTTATTATCGGACCTCAGATCTATGCTATCATCCGTTCAGCGTTGATGGATCCGGAATTGGATGAGTTGCCAACAGACTATCTGAAAGGTCTCGACTTCCGTATTGCCAAGACATCAAAAGGTGGCTTTGCTGACTACTCTACATCAAAGTGGAGCCGACGTGAGCGTTCACTGACAGATGTTGAATCAGCGGCAGTAGAGTCACATGGTCTTTTTGATCTCAGCGGCTTCTTGCCAAAGAAACCCACTGATGTTGAACTTAAAGTCATGAAAGAAATGTTTGAAGCTTCTGTAGATGGTGAAGCCTATGACATGGAACGTTGGGGACAATATTTTAAACCAGCAGGCATGAGCCAAGCCACTGGTGATCCTAATAGACCAACGGCTGTTGCTGCTCCTATTGCAGATGCAGATGACGAACCAGCTCCTGTAGTTAAGGCCGCTCCAGCAGCCGCTCCGGCAGCTTCAACAGAATCTGCTAGTCGTGCGCAAGACATTCTTGCCATGATTCGCAATCGTCAGAAGTAATTAGACTAAACATAGAGTGCGAGGCAATCTCGCACTCTCTTTCATTTCTAGGAAAATAATAATGGCAAAACTAACTAAATTAACAAAAGTGAGCGAATCAATCACGATCAATCGTTATGATAATGCTTGGATGGTTGAAATTAGCGGGCGTGATAAAAAAGAAGAATGGAAGAATTCTAAAACAGTCTGCAACACAGAAGAAGAATTAATTGCGTTAATCAAAGAATACAACGCAATGGACCTGGACAATTAATATGGCAAAAGCATTTGATATTTCTAAATTTAGAAAGTCAATTACTAAATCTATTGACGGTTTAAGTATTGGCTTTAACGACCCAACTGATTGGGTCAGTACAAACAACTATGCATTAAATTATCTTATTAGCGGAGACTTTAAACGTGGTATTCCGCTAGGTAAAGTTACAGTATTTGCAGGCGAAAGTGGCGCAGGTAAGAGTTTTATCTGTTCAGGCAATCTAGTTAAGAATGCACAAGCACAAGGTATCTTTCCGATCTTGATTGATACAGAAAATGCGCTTGACGAGAAATGGTTACACGCACTTGAAGTTGATACAAGTCCAGATAAGTTGTTGAAACTTAACATGGCCATGATTGACGATGTGGCAAAAACTATTACAGAATTTGTTGCAGAATACAAGACAATGCCAGAAGACGAGCGTCCTAAAGTATTGTTCATCATTGACAGTCTTGGAATGTTACTGACTCCCACTGATGTTAACCAGTTTCAAGCCGGGGATCTCAAAGGTGACATGGGCCGTAAACCTAAAGCACTCACAGCACTGGTTCGTAATTGTGTAAACATGTTTGGTAGTCTAGGTATTGGTCTAGTCGCAACCAATCACACATACGCAAGCCAAGACATGTTTGATCCAGACGACAAGATCAGTGGCGGTCAAGGCTTTATCTACGCCAGTTCAATCGTGGTTGCCATGCGTAAATTGAAACTGAAACTCGATGCTGATGGCAACAAGACCACAACTGTGCAAGGTATTCGTGCTGCTTGTAAGATCATGAAAACTCGTTATGCAAAGCCGTTTGAAAGTGTGCAGGTCGAGATTCCTTATGAAACAGGTATGAGTCCATATAGTGGATTAGTCGACCTGTTCGAAGCCAAAGGCATGCTCAAGAAAGAAGGTAACAGCCTTGTCTACACTACCAAAGACGGCGAGATCATCAAGCAGTTCCGCAAGGCTTGGGAACGTAATGAGAAAGACGGCCTAGACATTGCCATGGAAGATATTTCCAAACATGGTGAAATTTCCACATCTGAGATAACTACTACAGTTGAACCAGACTTGGAGGAAGCACAATGAAAGAAGATTTAATCGCTGACCTGTGGCACGTGGTAATTGGACATATTCCTGAAAAACAAAGACCGGATGTGGCCACTGATTTTGTAAACACATTGCTTGACTACGGTATCAAAGAAAGTGTGTTAGACAGTTTGCAAGGAGTAGATCCTTTTCTTGACGAAGCTATCACATACGCCATCGACGGTGAAGAGATCGAAGAAGATGTAGACAGCTACGACGAAGAGGAATAAATGAATTGGTACGACAAGGTTAGTAAAGATATAAGCAACATTCCAGATGCTGCGGCCTATTATGAAGCTGAGTTAATCGAAGCAAAACAAGATGTCCGCATAGCGGGTAACATCGAGAAGGCAAGTTCGCAGATGCCCGGCATTGTGGAAGAACGCTTTAATCAACTTCAAGAAATTGAAGGTATCCTTGAATACTTAAATATTGAACTTCGTAGACTTCGCAGTCAACATTTTCGCAAGTATCTCGAAAATTATCAACGAGCTTTATCTTCAAGGGACTGTGAAAAGTTCGTTGAAGGTGAAGCTGACGTTGTAGACTTTGAAAAAATTATCAACGATTTCGCTCTTCTACGCAACAAATGGCTGGGCATTATCAAAGCACTTGACCAAAAACAATGGCATCTCAGCAACATTGTTAAACTACGAGTATCTGGACTAGAAGACGCCAGTCTTTAAATACTAGATAATATACGCAGATAAATATCTGCATGAAAATCGTTTTAATTACTGGTGGATTTGATCCCCTACATTCCGGGCACATTGCCTACTTCAAAGCTGCAAAAACTCTAGGAGACATGTTAATTGTTGGATTAAATTCTGACGATTGGCTTGTCCGTAAAAAAGGCGCGGCCTTTATGCCGTGGAACGAACGACTGTGCATCATCAATAATCTATCGATGGTTGACGAAGTTTATACCTTTAATGACGATGACGGATCAGCAAAACATTTTATTCAACAAGTGCGAGCACATTATCCCGATGCCAAACTGATATTTGCCAATGGCGGCGATAGGACCAAAGATAACATTCCAGAGATGGATGTTGTAGATTCCAATTTGTCATTTGTATTTGGTGTGGGCGGCGAAAATAAAATGAATTCTAGTTCGTGGATTCTTCAAGAATGGAAGGCTCCTAAGACCGGTAGGGCCTGGGGATACTATCGTGTCTTGCATGAACAAGGTCAAGAAGTCAAAGTCAAAGAACTTACGGTATTACCTAAAACCTGTCTCAGCATGCAACGCCATCAAAATCGAGCAGAACATTGGTTCGTGTCTGAAGGCATCGCTACAGTCTATACTGTTGACCAATCTACAGACATGGATCTGCTAGGTGAATTTACTCGATTTCAACATATACACATCAACAAGCATCAATGGCATAAGTTATGCAACGAAACCGATCAGCCTCTGAAAGTTGTAGAAATACAATACGGAGATCAGTGCATAGAAGAGGATATAGAAAGAAAATGATTCCAATTTTTATTGGGTATGATCCCCGAGAAGCCATAGCATACCATGTGTGTTCAAACAGTATTATTAGACATTCTAGTCATCCAGTGAGTATTAACCCGTTGGCATTGAACATATTAAAAGACTACGAAGAAAAACACACCGACGGTAGTAATCATTTTATCTACAGTCGCTTCCTTGTTCCACACTTAATGCAATATAAAGGTTGGGCAATATTCATGGACGGCGATATGTTATTGCGTGACGACATTGAAAAACTATGGGCATTAAGAGATAATTCAAAAGCAGTTATGGTTGTTAAACACGACTACAAAACTAAAATGTCTGAAAAGTATCTTGGTGCCAAGAACGAAGACTATCCTTGTAAAAATTGGTCTAGTGTGATACTTTGGAACTGTGGGCACCCTGCCAATGCTGTGGTTACTCCGGAGTTTATACAAAATGCCACTGGAGCACAGGTACATAGATTTACATGGCTTACTGACGACTTAGTCGGCGAACTTCCAGTAGAATGGAACTGGCTGGATATTGAATACGAGTGGAACCCTCAAGCAAAATTAGTTCACTATACCCTAGGAACACCTTGCTTCCATGAATTTTCAGACCAGGGTGATTTCTCCAACGAATGGCATAGAGAAAAAATTTACGTAGATTATTGTCTACAGCACGGTCTATGATCTTTTTAAGCAAAGACGGCAAAGATCCATATATTAACATGTTTGCACAGGGGTGCAACACTAGAACAACTTCAACTGAAGATTTTAATTACAACGACAGTATTGATCCTATTGTATTAAGAGGTATACTTAAGAAAAAGTGGATACACCAATGTTGGGAAGATAGTCGTGATTTCTATTATATAGACACGGGATATTTTGGCAATGAGAGAACTGATTCAAATCCCAATGGTTGGAAAAATTGGCATCGTATAGTAAAGAACAATCTACAACATGGCGAGATCGTGCCAAGAAAAGATGATAGATTTAAACATTTTAATAAAAAGTTTCAGCCCTGGAAGAAAGATGGAAGAAAGATACTAGTAGCGAAACCAGATGAAAAACCCATGCGATTCTATGACTACAATCTAGATATTTGGTTAGAACATACAGTAAATGAAATAAAAAAATACACAGATAGACCTGTGGTAGTTAGAGAGCGGGCACCTAAAAGATTAGATAGAACAGTTAACGATACACTAGAACAGGCCCTCAATGATGATGTATTTGCATTAGTTACATTCAACAGTGTAGCAGCTACAGAAGCTGTATTCCTTGGAATACCTGCATTTACTCTAGCACCGGCTAATGCAGCTAGTCCTGTTAGTTTGCAGGATCTATCTAAAATAAACGAACCTTACTATCCCGACCAAGATAAATTATATGCGTGGGCCTGTCATTTGTCATACGGGCAGTTTCATAATTCAGAATTGAGAAACGGCAAAGCCATGGAGATGTTATTAACATTATGAAAGAACTATCTTTAGAAGAATCTCTGGTCGTAGGGTCGAATCATTTTTGTACTACGGATATGTCCAACATTGATAACCCTATGGTTGTTCGTGGGGTAACAAGCAAAAGCGAAATAGTAGAGTGCAAAAAGACGAACAGAGATTTTTATTACATAGATACTGGTTATGTAGGTAATTTTCCAAGTGTAGGAAACAAGTCAGGTAAAAAATGGTGGCACCGAATTGTAAAAAATGATCTACAACATATTACCCCTCAATCAGTTCCCGCCGATCGATGGATCAATCTTCTTAACCAAGATCCTAGATTGAGTTGGAAAGGCTGGAAACCTTTTAATAAAAAGATATTATTGGTATTGCCGAATCCCAAAGCCTGTAGATATTTTGATATTGATTGTGATACATGGATTAAAGAAACTACTGAAAAAATAAAAACATATTCTAATTTGCCGATTGAAATCAGGGCGAAAGGATCAAGAAGTGAAAGGGGACATGGATATTCAATTTACGACGCATTTAATTCTGGAGTTTACGCCACGGTGTCATTCAACAGCATAGCATCATTGGAAAGTGTGCTATACGGCATCCCGGCATTTGTTTCGGTGCCTTGCGCAGCCAGCACTCTGGCATCTACCGATCTATCCACACTCGGAAATCCATTCAAACCTTCGACAGAAAATATAACCGAAATGTGTAAGACCTTGGCGTATGGCCAGTTCACCCAAGAAGAAATTACCAACGGTACAGCCTGGAAAATATTAAATCAATGAAATTACTAGTAAACGACAAAGAACTTGCACACTATCTTATCAGTCTGATAGATTTAAAAGATCATTGCGCACACATTGAGTTAGATGAGCGTAAAACTGCAGAAGCTATACACTTTATCATCGAAAAAAGAGATCATCATAAATTTGATATTGAAAAATTCCGTGATAAGTTTAAAGAAAAACTATGGCGGGGAGTCTCTGCGGATGCTATAGAATGGCGCAGTAAAGTCAACACAGTTTTAGAAAATTACAGAAAAAATTATTTCGGCCAAATACACAAAAAGGCTGAATACGTGATAGAAAAATTAGGTGCTGAAAATATCATTGACGCCTATATGAATAGTGATCAACAATATTTTATCAAAACCGTTGGACTACAAATTGATCCCACAGCAACTATGATTCGTCGCAGAGATTTCTTGAACAGCGCAGAAGACTGTCTATTACGAAACACAGTAGGCAATGAAAATATCATTGTAGATAAAATTGATAATCATCTTCCGTTCTGGTTCATAGATAGCGGGTATACTAATTTTGTTGAATCTAATAAAAAATGGCATAGGCTTACAAGAAATCACCTGCATTTTAATAATCAATTTGTTGCACCTGCAGATAGATTGAAAAATTTCACAGAATTTCCTAGACCTTGGCGTAACACTGGCAAAAAAATATTAGTGGTAGAGCCCGGCGAGTTTGCAGCCAGCATCATGCATGTAGATGTGGAATCTTGGACCAAACAAATCGTCGATGAACTGAAAAAACACACAGATAGACCTATAGAAATTAGATCTAAAACTAATAAGAAAACACGCACTAGTCTTTATCAAACACTGCTAGATGGAGACTACTATTGCACGGTTAGTATCAATTCAAACAGTGCTGTGGAATCTATCTGGGCAGGCATTCCTGCTATCACTCTTGACAAACATGTTAGTAACTCTGTTACTAGAAATAATCTAGCACAGATCAATGATTTATATTATGGCCCGCTTGGCGATTGGCTAGCATGGCTTAGTTATTGTCAGTTTACCTACAATGAACTCATGGACGGAACTGCATACAATATAGTAAAGGAATATCACAGTGTCTAACATCACCGCTGTGGCCTATTATGGTGGAATCCCGCCTACAAACAAGAATCCAGAAAAACCTTTGATCTTGGATAATTTTTTGCAGGGAGTGAAATCGTCCGGGGATCATGCCATTGCACACACTGGGATGAATGCTGTGCCTTGTGATGTAGCATTGATACAGGGGTTTGTTCACGAACATGGTAAATCGGCTCCTCATCTTCAATTGAGACAAGATGCCGTTGCATTGCAGAAAGAAAACAATCGGAGAAGTTTAATCGTAGACAGCAATTTGTTTTTATATGCTGATCCGAATAATACCAAAACCTATCTGAGATACAGTTTTGATGGAGTTTTTCCTACTACTGGATTTTACTTTGATCGAGATATCGATCCTGGACGTTGGCAAAAAATTAGTCACGATTTACGCATAAGTTTGCAGCCTTGGAGAACACAGGGAGAGCACATATTGATTTGCCTACAGCGACACGGTGGGTGGAGCATGGGTGGGCTAGATGTTCAGACATGGTTAGATCAAACTATTGCACAAATTAGACAGCATAGTAGAAAACGTCAGATTGTTGTTCGAACACACCCCGGAGATAAAAAAATTAAATCAATTTTAAAAATTTACGGCAAAGGTGTACGATTAAGTGTTAATGAAAGATTAGTCGACGATTTAAGAGGTGCATGGGCCACAGTAGTATACAACAGTAGTCCAAGCGTGGCTAGTATTATTGAAGGAGTTCCGGCATTTCTTACAGATCATAATCCACAGCGTAGTCAAAGTTACCAAGTAGCGAATACAGATTTAAGTCGATTAGAAAATCCCGAGATGCCCGAGAGAAAATCATGGATTGAACAGATATCTATGTGCCATTGGAATTTTAATGAACTTCGATCCGGAGAAGCTTGGCAATTTTTCAAACAGTATCTCTAACGCCAATACGCTTCTGTTCTTTGAACTTTTAGATCTTCAGGTTTACTACGACCTAATTTCTTTCTACCACCCTTGAGGTGATCCAGCCATGCGCCCCATTGGCTATTAATTAATGGGTGTCCTTCGCCCGACGTCATTCCTGGTGCTGGACGTAGGTCATGCAAGTGTGCTGCCCAATCTAGTTGTCGCATCTGCGGAAATTTTACTCGTACCGCATCAAACACAAAACTGTCATGCCACTCAGCTAACTGAAAAATTCCTTGTTCGGCTTGATCATAGACTCTTTGAAATTCTTTGAGAAAAAGTTGAATGTTAGGCGATCGTAGATTCATTGCATACAAACCACACTCTGAATATTTGCCCCTTCGACCCAGATAGCACAGCTCACTATCAGTGGGAATCATCTTGTATAGATCGGTCATGGTGATAGGACTGTGGCAAATAGTATCTGCATCCATCCATATTAAAATATCCGCATCTGTTTCTTTGACACAATCAAATATGGCATAAACTTTATGTGCAAATCTCACAGCATGCCATTTGAATCCTTTGCCTGAATCTTTTCTTAGAGATCTCACAGGATCCGCCGACACATCGCCGTTGGCCTTAGGCACATCTTTCCATGTGTTTTTAAAAGTCATTAGTTCTGCAACTTCTTCTAGACGTTTCAGTGTGACACGACTGTGATCACGGATCGCAGGGTTGCACTTTTCGGGATATAAATGAAGTATGACCTCAGTAGGCCAGTTCTCGCAGAAGGTGTTGATCATACGCTGTGCATATTTGTTAAGTCCGTCTTCGTGAAAGGTTGTTACTACTGCTATTTTCATTGTTGTTTTTCCCATACGTGAAATGCTCCTTGGAGACTGGTGCATCGCCACCCTGAATCGTATAACGGCGTTGATAGATCCCTAGGCAAAGCGTCGCCGCCTTCAATGAATATCAACGAATTATTTTTCTTCCAAAATGTTTGCAGACTTTCTAATTTAGAGATGTGTTTGATGTCAAAAAATACTGCCCTGACATTTACAATGCTATCTAATCTGTCAATGCTTTGTCTATAAATGAGATTTTTTGCTTTTAGTTCTGTGTTGTCTTCGTTCACAACAAAAATTGTTGAATATAAGTCTAACAGTTGTTCTAATTGACCAAATGCGGCACCAATTACCAACGCATTGTCTGCGTTTTTTGACAATTTACTCAGTCTTTTTTTAATCTTATTCATGATCTATAAATATATGGCAGTATTAACTACGTAGATTATTTATCAACATTATGCGCTTCAAATTATATCGAGAATACGGTGCGTTAAACAGTCCTCCTGTGTTTGACGCTCTAGAACAAGGTTTAAAACAACTAGGGCATACCATTGTGCATGACAACGAAGACGTGTCTGTGATTTGGTCTGTGCTATGGGCCGGTAGAATGCGTTCAAATAAAACAATCTACGAACAGTGTCGACAATCAGGCAAATCTGTGATGATCATAGAAGTAGGAAATCTGAAAAGAGGCGAAACTTGGCGCATCAGTCTCGACCATATCAACAATCTTGGCAGATTCGGCAACGATATCAATCTCGATCCAACTAGACCTGAAAAATTAGGTGTTAAATTGCAGCCAATTGCCACCACACGTCGTGGCGAAATATTAATAGCCTGCCAACATCAAGAAAGTCTACAATGGCAAGGAATGCCTGCCATGAAAGACTGGGTAGCAGACACCATTGGAAAAATAAAACAACATACTCATAGAAGAATCCGTGTGAGATATCATCCTCGGTCAGCATTTCCGTTCAAGCAATCTGGGGTGGAGGTAGAAAGACCCGTGCTTATACCCGATACCTATGACAGTTTTGATATTTTTTACAATTATCATTGCGTGATCAACCATAACAGCGGACCAGCTATTCAAGCAGCCATAAATGGTGTTCCTATAATGTGTGATTCGTCTAGTCTAGCTGCAGATCTCAGCATCAAATGGTCAGAATTAGACAGTCCCTATGTGCCAGACAGAACTGAATGGTTTTTAAAACTATGTCACACCGAGTGGACCGTGGACGAAATACGTCAAGGCATACCAATTTCTAGATTATTCAGTTGACAACCAGAAATCAAGGCTGTATACTTGAATAATGTTACCATCAGAATTTGCCGAAGACATATTTGTTGAGTTTTATAAACTTGTTGCTCAACAAAAAATCTCCATACAAGGTCAAGATTTTTCACCCATCTCAAGTTTTCATGAAAAAATTATCAACAGCGGTGAGCTGACCAAAAATCAGGCGAATTTTCTCATAAAATTATTGGAAAAATACAAGATTGTATCTGCTCAGGCAGGTTTTGATTATAGGTCGCAACTACAAGATCTCAAATGGCGCAAGCCGTTTAGAGTGTTGGATCTCAGTAAAAAAATATATGTAGAACTGCGTGAAAACAAACTGGAAATTTGTCTAAAATTTCCGTATCAGCTGAAAAAAGAATTTGAAGATGAGATTGAACGTCGAGAAACTCTTTACGCTTACAGCTTTTGGGATCCCGATGATAAGGTAAGACGCTTAGATTTGTATCAGTATAACTTAATCACATTATATGAATTTGTCTGTAAGCATAATTTTGAAATTGACGATACTTTTATGAACGTGTTGTCGGATGTAGAAGAAATTTGGCAAAATTCTGAGGATGCTACACCTTACAGCGAAGTTGATATAAATGGCGTTCAATTGAAAAACGCCAGTGACGAAACAGCGGAGTGGTGGCAAAGTAATAAAACTAGTAACATCAGCAAAGATTTGTTATTAGCTAAAAGTATGGGGTTTTTATACCAAGAAAAACCACATACTTTAGTGGAAAAAATCGCAGCCAGCCAAGAAAACAGCTTCTGGTTGAAAACCAATCAAGATTTTTTTGAGTTATCTAAATCTTTTTCCGGACAAATATGTATATTGCTAGATCGAAGCAGCGCCACATTGCCGTGGCTGCAAAGTTTTGTAGCCGATGCTGAAAAAAGTGGAGTTGATCGTGAAGAAATCAAGGTGTGTTTTAGAGAAAACAAAGAATCCACTACTGGGCTGAATGACTGGATCAAGGTTGCAGGAGTTGGCGGCAAAGTCGAAACTGGTAGGATATTAATTTTTGAATCAAAGCCGGCTAAGTGGTTGTTTAAGACAAGCAATGATGTTACACTAGTAGTAACAAATAACATTTTCCCACCAACAAATACCATGGCACGGGATTGGTTTATGTGTCATCCCTGTGTGATATATCTTGGTGATACTAGACCAACAGAAACCAAAGGACAAAAAATTGTTGAACTGTAAGTTAACAATCAAAGACGAAGTAAACATCAAGGTAGAAGGGCTACGAGTTGAAACACGACGGAAAATTGTCAATAAATTAAAGTTCGATTTACCTTATGCCCGACACATGCCGGCCTATAAACTAGGACGTTGGGACGGAACTAAAACTTATTTTAACATTGGCGGCAGTGGATATCTTGCACACCTTGATGTGATTCTAGCAGTAATTGATGATGAAGGTTATGACATCGAAGTCGAAGATCTTAGACCGCATCAGGAATTAAAATTTGCTGCTATCGATGAAAATTACTGGGCCGACAAAGGCAAAGTCTGGCCCAAAGGACATCAACAGGCAGGAGAACCTATTGTTCTAAGAGACTATCAGTATGAGGTAATCAACAAGTTTTTAGAGAATCCTCAGGCCTTGCAAGAAGTAGCCACTGGTGCTGGAAAAACAATTACCACAGCAACTTTAAGCCATCTATGCGAACCTTATGGTCGCACAATGGTAGTTGTTCCTAATAAATCGTTGGTGGTTCAAACTGAAGAAGATTACAAGAACCTAGGCCTGGATGTTGGTGTTTACTTCGGAGATAGAAAAGAATTAGGTAAGACACATACCATATGCACCTGGCAAAGTTTGAATGTGTTAGACAAGAAAAGCTATGACAACGACACCATGACATTGGCAGAATTCTGTGAAGGAGTCTGCGCGATCATTGTTGACGAAGTGCATCAAGCCAAGGCAGAAGTATTGACCAAACTACTGACACAAAACTTTCGTAACTGTGCCATACGCTGGGGACTCACCGGAACTGTGCCTAAAGAACAGTGGGAGTTTCAAGGTATATTGGCCAGTATAGGTCCTGTGATAAATCAAGTATCTGCGTATGATTTACAGGAAAAAGGTGTGTTAGCACAATTGAATATCAATGTGTTACAGACCACAGATGTGCAGGTGTTTAATTCATTCCAGGACGAATACTCATTTCTTGTCACAGACGATAATCGGCTACAATGGATCGCCGGTAAGATCACTGCGTTATCTGCTACCGGTAATACTCTGGTGTTAATTAACAGAATCGATACAGGAAAAAAATTAATTGACTTAATACCAGAGGCAGTGTTTGTCAGCGGCGGTATGAAACTCGATGATCGCAAGGAAGAATATGATGAAATTAAAACAAGTGATGGCAAGATTATTTTGGCGACTTATGGTGTGGCCGCTGTGGGTATTAATATTCCACGTATTTTTAATTTGGTTCTTCTTGAACCCGGAAAGAGCTTTGTCCGTGTTATACAAAGCATTGGGCGAGGCATTAGAAAAGCAGAAGACAAAGATCACGTAGAGATCTGGGATATTACCAGCACCTGCAAATATGCCAAGCGGCACCTAACAGAAAGAAAAAAGTTTTATAAAGAGGCCAAATACCCCTTTACCATTACCAAGGTTAATATATGATACATCCTCTTGAACCTACTCAGTTTTCTGAAAACACATTTAACTGGGATTTTTACGATACTGATTTTTTCTTTAGCCCAGATGGCACACAAGAATTCCCTAATCACCATTGTAAAAAAACGTGGGTAGCTAGTCTTCCTTTTATTACAGAAAAAAGAAATGCTATAGATGTTGGTTGTAGAGACGGCGAATATACAAGATATCTTCACAAAGATTTTAATCATGTTTTTTGTTTTGATTATCGAAGAAGAAAATTATTTCATAAAAATGTTGACCTATCTAAAATTACACATTTTAAATGTGCGTTGGGTGAAGAACATAAAATTATAAAGGTAAGCGGTGGTGGAAGTATAACTGCTGGAAAAGTACCGCAAGAAAAGTGGTATGATGAACAGCTATACACTATAGATGAATTTAATTTTTCAGATATTGATTATATTAAAATTGATGTAGACGGATACGAATTAAATGTTTTACAAGGTGCAGTTAACACCATTAAAAAATACAATCCTCTGTTGGTTGTAGAACAAGAAAACAGTGATACTAGAGCAATTGATTTCTGTAAGATCAATTTTAACTATGACATTTTAGCATGGGATGCTGATCACCGAAACGTAATACTAGGAAAATTAAAATGAGAATACTCACACTAAACAATGAAGCATTTGATCTAAACGAATTGCCGGATCAAGTAGACGAAGATACAAGATTTTCGGTGCTGGATAATTCAAATCCACAGGATCCAGATTTTTATTTCATGCCTTTGATATTTTTAGAATCGTTTAATTCACCGGCTATAGTGCTGAACATAGGAGGCTATGAAGTGCAAATGCCTTTGGATTGGTGCATGGTAGTAGGTGACAAAGATTGTGGGCTTGATCCCGAAGTGTTACCGTTGACTAGTATCAATGAGCGTGGATTTGACGCACTAGTGTTTAATCCGATCAAAGGCTTTAGAGCAGAATATATGCCTATAGAAATTGTTAATATCTATCAGGATGTGCGTTGGTATTTTCCTAAGATGAAAAACGGACAATTATTAACTGTGCCGCTCAGCGAGGAGGTCAATCCACCTTGCGTGTTCTTTGTCAAAGAAGTTTCAAGACAAAGCGAAGTTTTGCAATTACATAAATTGATCTGATTAAATACACACATTAAGGAGATAGCATGAAAGCAGGAAAAGTATGGGGACAGACAGAATTGTTAGAAGCCAACGGTGTATTAGAATTTCATCGTATTGAAGCCAACGCCGGTGGAGTATGTTCTAAGCATAAACACAAATACAAGTGGAATGGATTCTTTGTCGAGTCCGGTGAAATGATTATTCGTGTATGGAAAGGCAATTATGATCTCGTAGACGAAACTTTGTTAAAGGCAGGCGAATATACAAAGGTTGCTCCGGGCGAATATCATCAATTTGAAGCAGTCACAGACTGTGTAGCATTTGAATTATATTGGGCAGAATTTGATCACGATGACATTGAGCGTGAAACTGTGGGGTATTCAAAATGACAAAACAGTGGTTAGGCAGTGGCGGGCTCTGGGAAACAGAATTATATCAAAGCCACAAGAAAGAAAATTTTGAAATTCTAGATAAATTCTTAGGCAGCGCACCAATGAAGATTTTAGATATTGGCTGCGGGCTTGCTTGGGAATCGAGAATGTTCAATGAAAAATATAATTCCGAGCTGTGGTTGTTAGACGGCGATACTAAAGATAACGACTCTAAATCTCCCGAAGCATCAACTGGAAAATATAATAAGACAGCTAACGATTTCTTATTCTATCATCCATTGTCAGAGGTAGACGCAGAATTAAAAAAATTAGGCACTAAAAAATATCATTTAATTGATTGCAATAATATTAATATTCCAGAAGATGTTAAATTTGATTTGATTACGTCGTGGGTGTCTTGTGGTTTTCACTATCCTGTAAACACTTATAAAGATTTGATATTAAAACATTCACATGCAAATACGAGAATTATAATGGATTTGCGAGTGATATACAAAAAGACTAATATGCCCGAGCAAGAAGACGGCGTAGAAATTGTTAATGTGATTAATCAACGAAACAAATATATAATGGCTGAGGTAAAACTATCATGATATCAATAGTAATGGCATATTATAATCGATTAGAATTATTAAGACATACTCTAAAAACATTTATTCAAAGTCGGGAAAAAGACTTTGAAGTAATAATTGTAGATGATTTTAGCAATTTAGAAAACAGTTTAGATACTGTTCCTAGTGAATTTCCGTCGCTGAATATTAAAATAATTAAAATGTCAGATCGAGGATCTAAGACTTGGTTTAATCCCTGTGTGCCGTATAATGTTGGATTCCGTGAAAGTTCTGGTGACAAAATTATTATTCAAAATCCAGAGTGCTGTCATCAAGGCGATGTAATCTCATATGTGAATCAAACATTAACTGATGACAATTATCTAACCTTTCATTGCTGGGCATGTAACAAAGGCGATGTAAGAATTCTACATCAAGGCGGTACAATAGATGTAGGCGGAACAAAATCTAGTAAAACAAAATGGGTTAATCATAGTGTTCACCATCCAGTGGGATATCACTATACCTCGGCAATTACTAGGAAGAACTTGTGTGAATTAAATGGTTTTGACGAAGAATTTGCTTTCGGTCATAGTTATGATGACGACGAATTTTTACAAAGAATTAAAAATAAAAAATTAAATGTAACGTTTGTTGAAGCACCGTATGTTATACATCAATGGCACCCTAAAATGTATAATAACCCGCTGGCGCCGCCAGCAACTGTTAATAATCAACAATTACTTGCCAAATTGCAAGCATCTGTTCCCCCCACTATTAGAGCTAATAATAAGGACAATATTAAATGAAACACAATATAAACGGAAAACGAGCTTCATCGAACGACGAGCTAATGAGATATCTACACTCCGTTGTTAAAGAAGGAGATTCTATTTTAGATCTCGGATGCGGTCCGAAATTATATTCAGATCCATTTAAAGACAGATGTAGCAAAATTATCACAATTGATGCATGGGAGTCAGTGAATCCAGATTTTGTAGCAGACCTAGAAACTGTTGATCTAAACACCTTATTAGGCGGTGAGAAATTTGATTATGTTTTAATGATAGATTTTATCGAACACCTTGATAAAGATGCAGGCATTCGTCTTTTAGATTCTGTGAAAACTCTTACCACTAAAAAAATTGTATTATTGACTCCGTTAGAAGAAATTTGGGATGATAATCATAAAAATGTAAATGATCCAAGATTATGGTGCTATGGTAATACTTTTGACATACATAAAAGTCTTTGGCATAAAGAAGATTTTACAGACTGGACACCATTAGACTTACCTAGTCTTTGCCATTATTTTGTTGGGGTATTTCCAAATGACTAAGGTTCTAACAATTTTAGGAACAAGACCTGAGATTATAAGACTATCTAGAATTATTCCTAAACTTGATAACATTGTTGATCATAAAATATTGCATACCGGTCAAAATTATGATAAAAATTTAAATGATGTATTCTTCAAAGAATTGAGTTTAAGAAACCCAGATTATGTAATTGACAATAAATCTGTATCCTTTGCAGAACAAATTGGTAATACATTTGTAGGTGTTGAAAAATTTGTAAACGAATTTAAGCCTGATAAAGTTTTGATATTGGGCGACACCAATTCAGGCCTAGCAGCAATTATATGTGAAAGATTAGGCATTCCGGTCTATCATATGGAAGCTGGCAATCGTTGTTATGATCTTAAAGTTCCTGAAGAAAAGAATAGAAAAATTATTGATGCCGTGTCTAGTATAAATTTACCTTATACTGAGTTAAGCCGTCAAAATTTATTGCGTGAAGGTGCTGCAAACAACAAAGTATTTGTCACGGGGAATCCAATTAAAGAAGTAATAGATTTTTATGCAAATGAAATAGACAGTTCTCCTATATTATCAGCACTTAATCTTGAAAAAAATAACTACATTATAGCCACAGCGCATCGAGCAGAAAATGTTGATGTTAACGATCGGTTGATTAATATTTTTGAAAGTTTTGAAGAAATATCTAAAGAATATAAGATAGTGTTTAGTTGTCATCCTAGAACCAAACAAAAATTAGCAAAGTTTAATATTTTAGTTGATAATCCAAACATTATAATAACGGAACCTTTGGGGTTTTTTGATTTTGTCAACTTAGAAAAAAATGCACATATGGCAATTAGCGATTCAGGAACGGTTCAAGAAGAAATGTGTTTATTCGGTATACCAACAATTACCATTAGAGATACAACAGAAAGACCAGAAACAGTTTGGTGCGGCTCTAACGTAATTAGCGGCTTGGATAAAGAAAATATTGTTGCCTGCTTTAACAGAATGAAGTCAGCTGACAGGAACTGGAAAATACCTGAAGAGTACAATCAAAATAATGTATCAGACGTAGTTGTTAACATACTACTGTCGAACTAAGGACAATTGATGAAAAAGAAATATGTAGAATTTGACAAATTTGATCTAGAAGATCTTTCTAACGAATTTCAATCTAAGCAACCGTTTAACTATATTGCTATAGATGATTTTTTTACAGAAAAAGTTATTAATGAAACACTAACTGACTTCAACAATGAAAATTTTGAAAGTTGGGACAAGCGTAATCACGATAAGATTCAAATTAAATGGCGTAGTGATTGGAAAGACGATAGTGATGTTCCTGCTAACACATTGGATTTAATTAATTTTTTAAATGGTGGAACATTTTTAAGATTCTTATCTAAGCTAACTGGAATTAATGGGCTTATTCCTGATCCCTATCTAACAGGCGGCGGATTTAACCAGATCAATACAGGCGGCACACTAGCAGTACACGCAGACGGCAACTGGCACGATCTAATGGGAGTACACAGAAGATTAAATGTTATCCTATACTTAAACGATAATTGGCAAGAAGAATGGGGAGGCCATTTAGAAATGTGGTCTAGAACCCCCGACAACAAACCAGGAGTATGCGTTGATAAAATTAGTCCATTACTTAACAGACTGGTTGTATTTAGAACTGACGATTTTAGTTTTCACGGTCATCCTACTCCGTTAAAATGCCCCGAAGATAGAAGTCGTAGATCATTAATTTTGTATTACTATACAAATACAAGACCTGCAGAGGAAGTGGAATCTTTGGATAACAAACATAGAGCATTATTCCACAACCCAGATGACATCGGAGTAAAATATGAATGATAGTATTTTTGACAACGCACGAATTTTAATTACAGGCGGCACTGGCTCGTGGGGGCAAACACTGACTCGATTAATGCTTGAAAAACACAACCCTAAAGAAATTATTATTTTTTCAAGAGGTGAACTTCAGCAGGTATTAATGCAACGTAAGTTTAAAAATCTCAATATCAAATACATCATAGGAGATGTTAGAGACTACGAAGCAGTTAAGTTTGCTACTAAGAATGTTGATTATATTTTTCACATGGCTGCTCTTAAACACGTACCTATCTGCGAAGATCAACCTCAGGAAGCTATTAAAACAAATGTAATAGGTACAACAAATGTTGTTAATGCTGCGATTGAAAATCGTGTTAAAAAAGTCATCGATGTATCCACCGACAAGGCAGTTGAGCCATTGAACTTATACGGAATGACTAAAGCTGTGGGTGAAAAGTTGATTATTCAAGCCAACGATCTAACCGATCATACTAGATTTGTCTGTGTACGTGGAGGCAATGTTATGGGATCTAATGGCAGTGTTATTCCATACTTTATAGAACAGATCCGTAACGGTGGACCGGTTACTATCACTGATCTAAGAATGACTCGATTCTTCTTAACACTCGAAGAAGCTATTGGTTTACTATTTAAAGCTGCCGAAGAAAGTATAGGTGGTGAAACATTTGTAATGAATATGCCAGCGGCATACATCAAAGATATCGCAGACATTTTGATAGATGTCTACGGCGATGCAGAAATTACAGAGATGGGGAGTAAACCCGGTGAAAAATTAGATGAGATGCTGATATCAAAACACGAAGCAGTAATGTCATACAAATATGACGATGCATATTTTGTGATACTACCATTTAATCCTAAACAAACATTAATAGACAAGTATAGCAGCTTAGAGAAGTTTTCAGAAGAAGAGTTTAGTTCTAAAACATTTATTATGCAACGCAATGCCATTAAAGAAATGCTTAAGAAAGGCAATTTTATATGAAAATCTTAGTAGTTGGCAGTAACGGTATGGCCGGTCATGTTATCACTCGATATCTCAAACAACAAGGCCACGATGTAAGCACACTGGCAAGATCTAATGCAGATCTTATTATAGATGTTGAGAATTTTGCAGAAATACAACGCCTCGGTGAAGTTACAAATATTTTTGACTTTGTGATCAATTGTGTGGGATTGTTAGTTAAAGATAGTAACGATCGTCCGGATCGTGCTGCATTGATCAATGGTTGGTTTCCACACTTTTTAGAACATACCTTTTTAAAAAGCAAAACACGAGTGGTTCACTTATCAACTGATTGTGTGTTTGATGGCAAGAAAGGAAACTATGTTGAATTAGATACACACACCGAAACTAACTTGTATGGCAAGTCGAAATCTCTAGGTGAAATTAACAACGATAAAGACGTTACTTTTAGAATGAGTATCATCGGACCTGAAATAAAATCAAATGGCACAGGACTCTTTAATTGGATTGTCAATAATTCTGCAAGTGAATTGCAAGGATGGAACAATGCTTGGTGGAACGGCATCACTACCTTACAGTTGGCAAAATGCATTGATCAATACATGCAAACTCCGGTAATTACGGGAGTGTATCATCTTGTTAACAATGATAATAAGATTAACAAATATGACTTGTTGTGTAAAATAAACGATATATTTGCTCTTAACAAAACCATTATACAAACACAAGGTCCAAAGCCCGTAAACAAAATCTTAATTGACACACGTAAATTATTAGAGTTTAATATTTCCGATTACGATCAAATGCTTATTGAATTAAAAAATCTATGATTCTTCCTTCTTTGAATATACCGGCTCGATTAACGGGTAACTTTTTTTATTTTGCGGCAGATTCAAAATATTTTGATCTATATGGTAAAGCACTGGCCTTAAGTTTACTACAACATGCGCCGTGGGCAAAAGTTCATGTTCACTTGTATAATCCAACAGACAAACAACTAGAATGGTGTTCTCAAAAAAATATAAGTTACACCAACGAATTACTAGATGTTGATGATAAAGAATTTAATACCCTATGTGCCTGCATTCGATTTATACGAATTCCGGAAATATTTGATCCAGCTGCAAAAATTATAAGTTTTGATTGTGATGTGATTGCCAATAAAACAATTCCATTAATTAAATTTTTAGAGGCAACTAACATTAGTAAAATTACTATTAGAAAAGGTGGCAAATCGTTAGCCAGTGCAATATCGTTTGGAGATGATGATTTTAGAAATACTTATAGCACTAGATTACAAGAAAGTTTCAAACAAGGAAACATTTATTGGTTTTTAGATCAAGATATATTAGATGCTATGATGATAGAAAAATCAATACCTCGATTAAGTTCTGAATGGACCGGTACAAAAATGACCCCCGAACGAATGATATGGACTGCTAAAGGATCTAGAAAACATGAAAACGAACAGTATGTAAACTTATTAAATTTTTATAATTCGCAGGTATAAAAAGGTTAGCAGGGTTCGAAATTTGTGTTAAAATTTATAGATTAGGAAATAAAATGGGAAAATTAACACCAAGTGCTACATATATCTACGAACGCAACGGCGAAGAAATCTATGCCAGAGAAGTTGGTAAATTAGAACGAACGATGATTGGAAAATATATCGACCCATTTAACGAAAATATAACCATCAATTATGAGTTAGAAAATACTTGGAAAGATATTTTAAGAGAATCTCGGACGAATCCCACTTTACAAGAAGCCCTAGAACGTGTTAAAATATTGTATCACTTGAGCAAAGACCATGGCCAAAAATAAACACGTAGATCTATTCAAAGATATCATACCCTGTGTTGATCAGGGAATCAAAGAACTCTGGGACGCTGCCACAGAAGAAGGCCGAAAAGAAATCAAAGGAGATCTGTGGAATCTCAACAGATATATCAGCAGTGTATCGGGCTCTGATAGAGAAATACAAGAACACTATCTGCTCACTGTAAATCAATACTACAACAAAAACTGGGCCAACATTAGCCAACACCCTAAACTGCAATGGCTGACATTAGTGGCTTGCAGTCACGAATCTAAAGCCAAACAGTTTCATGAATGGATTCCTCTGAAAAAAGAAAAGAACAGGAAAGAAGAATTTCTTGCCACGATATTTCCAACTATGAAAAGGGCAGACATTGCTACACTTGCAGCCATCACTACAGATCGAGAAATCAAAGACTATTGTCAAACCCTTGGATGGGACAAAAAAGAAGTCAATGCAATTAAATTTTAAGTGCGAACATTGCAATAAATTATTTGCCAAAGAAAAAACTTTGGTAGTGCATATTTGTGAACAAAAGCGTCGCCATCTTAGCCGCAATGAAAAACATGTGCTAATGGGATTGTTGACATTCCAAAGATTCTATCAGCTCACACAAAAAGCACAACAGCCCAAGACCTTTGAAGAGTTTGCCACTTCTAGTTTCTATACAGCCTTTGTGAAATTTGGCAGTTTCTTGGTTAATACAGCGCCTATATATCCTGAGCGATTTGTAGACTACGTGGTCAAGAGCGGAGTTAAACTAGATCATTGGTGCAGAGATGAATTGTATCAAAGCTATATCGCAGATTTAATCAAAGTAGAGCCTGCTGATGGTGCCATACAACGCAGTATCATGACCATGATGTCATGGGCGGAATCAAACTCTGCAGCATGGGAACATTATTTTGCCTATGTAAATCTAAACAGAGCCACTCATGATATCAAAGAAGGATTAGTAAGTCCTTGGATGATATTGAATACTCGATCAGGCAAAGAAATGTTGACCCGCATGAACGATGAACAATTAGAAATCATCGGGCCTATGATAGATCCTCAGTTTTGGTTGCGTAGATTTAAAGCTCTGCCAGCAGATCATGAATTAGTAAAAGATGTCATCAAGGAGGCCAAAATACTGTGACTGAAGAAAACAAACAAGAATTAATTTCTAGTGATGACATAGATATAGAAGTAATGACTACAGAAGAAGATAGTGAACACTGTGTATATGTTAAATTTTCAAACTTTGCAGATGAAGAATCTGCAGAAGAATATGCAGCATTTTTAGCAGAGACACTTCCGTTGTTGCTATTCGAAACAACAAGGATGCAGTAATGTCAAGACAACTCATAGACGGAACCACAGTTCAAGAATACAATACGGCAGTAGAATTAACAATTACAACTAAATGCCCAGAGAAATGGTTGTTGGTTGATAGAGAGACTGGCGAGATATATACTCCTTACACCACACCCGGGCCTAGACAGTGGAAGAAGATAGACTATGCTACATGGACTCCACCCGCAGAGATCAAAAACAATGCCTGATATCGACATAGACTTTGTAGACAGAGCCCATGCTCTAAAGTTATTCAAGCATGTGCCAGCCAGCCGTGTTGACAACGAAACTCTGACCAAACACAACACCGGTGTGTATTTACATAGTGTTCCAATGAATGCTGAGAAAGCTGTGTGCAGTATACCATACGATCATGCAGCAGCCGAAGAATATTTCAAGATTGATTTTTTAAATGTTGGCATTTACAAAGGTGTTCGAGATGAGGCGCACCTTATTCAACTCATGGAGACTGAGCCATTATGGGATCTACTACAAGACGAAGAGTTTATCCAGAATCTGTTTCATGTGAACGGTCATGGATCTATACTAAGAAAGATGGAACCAAAATCTATCGAACAACTAGCAGCCGTTTTAGCGATGATCCGACCAGCGAAACGTTATCTGATTGGGAAAGAATGGACCACGGTGATGACGGAAGTTTGGACGAAACCCGACAATGAAGAATATTTCTTCAAACAATCGCATGCCACTGCCTATGCTGTAGCTATTGTGGTGCAGATGAATTTGATCTGTGAGCAGATCAGTTACGGGTATAGTTAATGTTTTTTCAAGATGTAGAATTAATTTCTAGACCAAACGGTAGAGAAAAAGTAATTTTTCAATGTGATGAGAATTATTTTATAAATTATGGAATTTATAATTTATTTTCTTGCGACAATCACGGTCACGACGTTCATTTACATTTAATAAATCCTTCCGATTTACTACTTGAGCAAATTAAAAATTTAAAATTATCAATCGATCTTTCAATTAGTAAAGAGAAGTTAACAACTACAAATATTAATTTTTATAAACTAAAAAGTTATTATTTTTGTTCGAGATATTTTATTTCTAATCTATTGTTCGAACAAAATTTAATTTCTAAAGCATACATAGTAGACGCAGATATTATTTTTAATGAAAGAATAAATTTTGACAATAGCGTAGAGTTGGGTATTCTATATTATCCACAGTATGATACTTTGTGGAAGAAAACCGGAGCTAATTTTCTTTATGTTACTGACAAAAGAAAAAACTTTATAAAAAATATTGTAAATTTATACAACGAAAAAATTCAACATATTCCGTTTGAAACTATTACCGAAAATATGGAAAAACTGCAAAGAGCGAATATGTATGGATTAGATCAGGTCTGCATGTCGGAACTAATAACTCAAGAACACGATTTTTTTAATTTGTGCAATTTAGAAAATTTTGTAACTAAAAAGCAAGATTCTAAGATTTGGTCTCTAACAGGTCCTTGGAAAAAGAATCCCGATATAAAAAAATTATTAGAAAAACAAGTTAACCGATCTTTCTAACTAGAGTAATCGACTTACGCTTGATTCGTTTGACAATAATGTCATTTAAACTAGTGCAGGGACCGTGCATGAGTTTGACATCTTTAGTTGAAAAATTTCTAATTACGTATCGAAATTCAATGATTTCTCTGGCCAAGAAAATGTTGATAGGAATTTGCCTGTTCGACTCCCACCACCAGGCTTCGCCTAGTTCTAGAAATCGCTGTTTTTCCTCGTCTGTTTTTATCATAGAATAGTCATACATACTAGTGACTTGAGCATCTTGGTTAATAATGATGCCCACATATTCATGGTTAACATGCACTATAACACTGATAAAGGGAAAATTTTCTTGTAGGTTAGTTGTTATTCTCATTCGATAAATACTGCTAAAGGTCCGTTAGTGTATGCAATTTAATCCTGTTTATTTATATGTCAACAAACTCGATGTATTTACCACCCCGGCGGACACTTGGTCAACTGAGAGGTATCGCAGAGTGTATAACAGAAATCTAAAAATATTTCGAGGTGTTGATAATCGCATTGACATCCAAGTTCGTAATAGTGATCAAAAGGCCAGCAACATTGCGGGCAGCACTTTGGTATTTAATCTCGTCAGTCAAGACACTAAAGATTTAGTGCTACAAAAAGACTTCACTGCTATGGATCTTGCTACCGGCAAGGTCACTGTGATTGTTACTGCCGACGAACTGCTGGATCTTAATACAGGATTCTATAACTACAGCATAGTCAAAGAAGTTCGATCTACAGTAGACAGCACAGACTATATAGTAAATTCTAAAATGCCTTTATATATGGACAGCCAATATGATACTATAGGCACCTTAGAAATCACTGGCGATGTATACGGCGGGGTAGCAGACAGTGTAATAGTAGACACATTTAATTATACCAATCCTTTCACTCAAGGTGCCACTGATCCTCAACCATTTTACACCAGTGCTATTATAGATGCTCGTCCTAAAACATCGCCAGCCTATCCTATTCACACATTTCAATTTTACTCTACTAATTACAAAGGCACAGTAGAGATACAGGCCAGTTTAGACGATCAAGGAGCCACACCAAGAGAGACTAAATGGATCACAGTGTCTACCGTGGATCTTGATACCGAACAGTATAAAAACGTCACAGGCAAGTATAATTGGTTTAGAATCAAACACACTCCAGGCGAAATTTCCAGCGTCGCAAGATTTACCATAGCTCAAACTCTTCTACTAACATATAATGTTACTATTGGTGAGATTGGCAAAGGTTATGATGTAGGTGATATTATTGTCATCACAGGTAATAAATTGGGTGGAGAATTGGGAACCAATGATCTCACTATCACGGTTTCTGCTGTTAATGCAGACGGCGGCATTACTGGATTTACATATACCGGCCTTTCATATAATGGAGTCAAAACATTTGTGTTAAATGACTCTAATATTCCTGTTGGAACCATTGACAAGATACTGTATAGATAGTATACTTGTAGTATGACTCTTGTCGTTGATAAATTTCGAACACTGCTCCCACCTCGTGCTAAATCGAGCCCATCAGGATGGACATCATTCAATGCACCCTGCTGTCAACATCGAGGGCATAGTCCTGATACTCGCAAACGTGCCGGCATAAGATTTGACGGTGATGGTGTAATCTATAACTGTTTCAATTGCAAATTTACCACAGGGTGGCAACCTGGTAGCACCATAGGCGAAAAGATGAAAACGCTGTGCAGATGGTTAGGCGCCAGCGAAGACACTATTAAAGAACTAGTGTTCGAAGCCATGAGAACAGAAGGCGATGATTACCGCCCAGAACACCAGGAAATCAAGCTAGAATTCACAGACAAACAATTACCAGAGGGTGCAATGCCTTTGTTAGAATGGCTAGATGCTAAATTAACTACTGAAGAAGAGCAAAAGTTAGTAGAAGTTGTTGAATATGTAGTTAGTAGAGGATACGATCCCACTAGCGAAAACTTCTACTGGAGTCCCGCACCAGGATATGTTGATAGAGTAATTATTCCCTTTAGGTGGCAAGGACGTATTGTAGGTAATACTGCAAGAAAAGTAACTGCCGGAAAACCTAAATATCTATCAGATCAGCATCCTCATTTTGTTTTCAATTTTGATCAACAAAAAGAAAATCAGAAGTATATATTTGTGTGTGAAGGCCCGTTTGATGCCTTGGCCATTGACGGTGTAGCCCTTCTTACCAACGAGATTGCCGAACAACAAAGTAGAATAATTAACAGTCTAGGTGCAGAAGTTATTGTGATCCCAGACCAAGATCGAGCAGGATTGGTGTTGTATGATCGTGCAGCAGAACTTGGTTGGTCAGTGGCTATACCAAATTGGGATGCCGATGTCAAAGATGTAGCAGATGCAGTATATCGTTATGGGAAGTTATTTGTGCTTGTAGATGCAATAAAAACAGCACAACAAGGACAGATTAAAATTAACATGGCCAAGAAACAACAAGAACATAAATTAGAAAGGTTAGAAAATGTTTAAAAAAATTATAGATTTTCTGCTCTACCCTTGGAACAGATATCAAGAACACCGAAGATTCAAACGTAGATTAAAAGAGCTACGTAAACGTGATCCTTTTATCTACAAATGATTACCTGGGGAATTTCTGCCGCTAGTCACAACGCTGCATTAGCAGTGTTTGAAGACGACAAATTGATTTTCGCTAGTGAAAGCGAAAGATTCAGCGGAATAAAAAACGATGCCGATCTAGATCAAAAACTAGTAGATCATGCACGAACGTTTGGCGAGCCTGATCTTGTGTGTTGGTATGAACGTCCTTGGTTAAAAACCCTAAGACAGCTCACTGCCGGGCAAGGATGGCAGAATAATAATGTAAAAGATTATCTTAGAAAGTTTAACATTCGAGCACCAATCAAAACTTTTGGACATCATCAAACACATGCCGCCGCAGGATATTATACCAGCGAATTTGACAATGCCTGTGTGCTAGTAATCGATGCCATTGGTGAATTTGAATGCCTAACACAATGGGATGCTGTTGGTAATAACTTACATAAACGGTATAGTCTAGAATATCCAAATAGTCTAGGATTGTTTTATTCCGCAATGACACAACGCTGCGGACTAAAACCCAACGAAGAAGAATATATCTTAATGGGCATGGCAGCATTGGGAAATCCAAAAAGATTTCTCAGAGATCTACTAGATGATTTTGTTAGTTTACCCAATGACGATTATGAGCATGTTTACAGGATCAAACAAAATCTACATCGTGGATGCACATGGTGGCGACCTGAATTAACAACACAGCAAGATTTTTACGATATAGCAGCAGCCACACAAGCTGTGTATGAAATGGCATTTGAGAGAGCGTTGCAGCAGGCCGTAAGATCTAGTTCAAGTAGAAATCTAGTGTTGATGGGCGGTTGCGCTCTAAACTGTGCAGCTAATCCCATAGCCTACAAATATTTTGATCGAGTTTGGATCATGCCTGCACCCGGCGACAGTGGCAGCAGTATTGGTGCAGTATTGGCACATAAGAAAAAACACATAGAATGGACTGGTCCGTATTTGGGATATGACATGGGGTATATCTCCAGCAACGAAGATATCGTGACACATTTACTCGAATACAAGATGTGTGGTCTTGCTCGAGGCCCTGCAGAGTTTGGGCCCAGAGCGTTGGGTAACCGCAGTTTGATAGCCGATCCACGTGGTTCGGAAATCAAGGTCGCAATTAACCAGATAAAGCATCGTGAGCAGTTCAGACCCTTCGCTCCTGCAATATTAGAAGAATTCGCAAATCAGTACTTTAAAATGCCAACAGAATCAACGACTTACATGCAATATATTTCGCCTTGTTTGAAATCTGAGTCTTTTCCGGCCATAGTGCATCTAGACAATACCAGCCGTGTGCAGACGGTTAATAAGACTGATAATCCTCAGTTCCGCGCCTTGTTAGAGCTTTGGTATGCAAAGACTGGTTGTCCTATGTTGTTGAATACCAGCCTAAACATCAAAGGCAAGCCTATGGTTAATGATGCTGCTGATGCAGAAAGCTGGACCCAACTGCATGGTTTACCTGTGTTCAACTAGAGTGTATAATATAATATATGATAAAAACATACGATTACGAAGTGCAAAAATTATATCTTGAACTCATGCTGGCAGATGCAGAAGTATTTGTTCGATGTCAAGGTATTTTTGATCACAGCCTGTTTGATCGCAAACTACAAGATGCAGCAGAATTCATAAATGAATATGCCAAGGGCTATAATGTATTGCCAGACTATGAAATGGTCAATGCCACCTGTAGAACTGAACTTAAACGACCCGACGATCTCAAAGATGGTCATATGGATTGGTTCATGGACGAATTCGAAAAGTTCACTCAACACAAGGCATTAGAACGTGCTATTATTGAAAGTGCTGATTTATTAGAAAAACATGACTACGGAGCAGTAGAAGTATTGATCAAAGAAGCTGTGCAGATTGGTCTTGCTCGAGACATGGGCACAGACTATTTTGCTGATCCCCGTGGAAGATTGATGGGCATCAAAGACAAAAACGGTCAAGTGAGCACAGGATGGCCCTGTATGGATCGTAAACTGTTTGGCGGAATGAATCGAGGAGAGTTGAACATCTTTGCAGGCGGGTCAGGTGCAGGTAAATCCTTATTCTTGGCTAATCTAGGCGTGAACTGGGCATTGGCAGGATTAAATGTGGTATACCTAACTCTTGAACTTTCAGAAGCACTAGTTAGTATGCGTATTGATGCAATGATCACCGGAACGTCAACCAAGGATATTTTCAAAGAGCTAGATGATGTTGAAATGAAAGTTAAAATGATTGGCAAGAAGTCAGGTATGTTGCAGATCAAATACATGCCTAGCGGCAAGACTGCCAACGACATTCGTGCATATTTGAAAGAATATGAAATCAAAGTAGGCAAGAAAGTCGATGTGCTGTTGGTTGATTATTTGGACTTGTTGATGCCAGTGAGCAAGAAAATTAGTCCAGCAGACTTGTTTATCAAAGACAAGTATGTGTCAGAAGAACTTCGTAACCTAGCAGTAGAAAAGAACTGTGTATTTGTCACCGCGGCACAGTTGAATCGAGGCGCTGTTGAAGAAGTTGAATTTGATCACAGTCACATTTCAGGCGGTTTGTCAAAGATTCAAACTGCGGATAACGTGTTTGGTATCTTTACAAGCCGTGCCATGCGTGAGCGTGGTCGTTATCAAATACAGTTAATGAAGACACGCTCATCGAGTGGCGTGGGCATGAAGATTGATCTAGAGTTTAATCTTGAAAGTCTGCGAATCAGTGATCTTCCAGAAGATGAACAAGAAAGTCACAACGGCGCAGGACGCGGTGGATCCAGCATTATTGAACAGATCAAACGCAAGACCGAACTTACTTCACGTGAAGAGCCCGGTGACAGCAAACCTAGTTGGGAACGTGCTGAACCCAAAGACGGATTCAGCCTAGATAAACCCAAGGTGCGAGCACAGGTAGAAAGCACCAAACTACGTGAAATATTAAACAGCATGAACACAGATGAAGAGTAGTAGGTTTGAACTTTATCATTGGCACACACGCAACGGTAAAGATATAATAGAAGTAGACTGGCCCAAAGTACATAAAACTGTAGGAGTAGATCTAATAAATTGGATCAATAAACAGCCCAAAGAAAAATGTCAGTTAGTTGTAGATAAACTCAACGACGATTTCAAGCTCGTAGCAGAATTCTACGATCAGCAAACACTATTAGCTTATCACTTAATGTGGGCTAAATAATGGATGCGAGCAAAAGAGTTTATCAATGAGACTACAAAACCCTTACGTAAAAGTGCTAAGGCTAGTATCAGCAGTCTCCGTAAAAACACATATCTAGACAACAATAATAATCCCTATCTAGCCTATAGAATGGGTGTGGCTATGGCTGGCAGTCCAGGATCCACGATGGATCAGGAAGGTCCTCTAGGCAGTAACTTTATCACGGTGGACTATTCAGAAGGCGACGCAGCAATTCGACGCAGCGCCGAAAAACTAATGGGTGCACCTAGTCAAGAAGTCACTGGTAAAGGCTCAGAAGAAACAAACAATGTTAATACACAGAGCACAGTAGCTGTGGTTAAACGTAATCGCTACGGAGTTTGATATGCGACTGCGAGAATTTTCCCAAACAGATTTTGTCACGGTAAACTCAGAGCTGAATCCCAAGCTATGGCAAGGCGGGAGACTGGACGGTGAAGTTCGTCTTAAACTCTTGCAGATTGCTCGTGCATTTGTGGATTTTGTGGGTGTAGATCTAGATGTCAAAGACTACACCATAACTGGATCAAATGCCAATTATACCTGGAGCAAATACAGCGACCTTGATCTACATGTGATCATTGAAGGTGAAGTCTCAGATGCACAAAGAGAGCTGTTTTCAGCAAAAAAGGCACTGTGGGCAGAATACCATGATATCACTGTCAAAGGCCTGCCTGTGGAATGTTATGTGCAAGGTGAATCAGAAACACATCACAGCACAGGTGTCTACAGCGTGGTCAATAACACATGGATTCTCAAGCCTCAGAAGACAGAACCTGATCTAGACGATCAAGCAGTGGAAGCTAAAAAAGACAGCATGCTCTCGCAGATAGAACAGGCTCTGCTGTCAAAAGATCTCGACAAGCTGAGAACCGTCAAAGACAAGATTACTACCATGCGCCGAGCTGGGCTTGATCGTGCTGGGGAATACTCGGTGGAAAATGTGGTGTTTAAGATCCTGCGCAATCTAGGACTGATAGATCAAATCACAGACAAGATCCGTGAATTGGAAGATCAAGAACTCAGTTTAGAACAGCAGACTAATATACTCGACTAAATATCCCTGCGTGTGAGGCGATCTGAGCTAGGCCTAAATCAACCCAAAGGAGATTTAGATGGCCAGAATCAAAAAGCAGGAAGCAGCCCCTGTAGAAAACAAAACGGATCACGACACGATTCGTGAGCTGCAAGAAGAACTAAAATTCCTACGTATAGAGCGCGAAAGCCGTTCTCAGGATCCTGATCAGATCCGCAGACAGCAAGAACTGGTTGCTCGTAATACTCGACGTGCCTGGGATTCAGAAGCTCTGGTACAGTTCAATGTAGCCCAGGTACAAGTAGCACGATCGATTGTCGAAGAAAATGTTACTGATGCTATGCAGAGCTATACCATCAATGCTGGCGGCAATCGTGAGCTGATTATGCGTACCACAGACGATGTCTATCGTAATCGCATGATGATGTTGACACAGCTACAACCACAGAATCCACAACAGGCATTGTTCCAGGATTCGATGATTACCAAAACTAAACTGGATTATCTACATCATCGTAATCATGTCAATCAAGAAATGGTAGAGATCATCAAAGAAATGGCAGCAGCTATCCGTGCTATTGGAGATGTGTCAGAGCGTTTCTATGCTGTCAACGAGCTGATGGTAGAACACTGTGATGACATCAGCAACGAGAATGCAGTCTGGTTTGATGGCGAACTAGATCGCACGATGAAGGCATCTACCGCAGACGGTAATGCAGAGCGTGTAACCGCATCGGAAACTGAAACCGATATTCTACTCAAAGCAGCAGAAATCAACAAGTTAGAAATCCGTGCTCTAGCAGGACTAGCAGACAGCCTAGGTGATCATCTACAAGAATGCCAGGATCACGGCAATGAACTCCGAGACGAAGTTATTAATCTCAGAGAAAAAGTAGACGGTACACAGAAGCGCATTGCTAATCGTATCGCTCCCGGGAAATGATTTTTCCAGATAAACCTAGACCGCCTTGGACTAAGAGCCAGCCCTTAAAGCTGGCGCAGCAACGTCCAGAACCTCAACCTGCGACAGTAGAAAAATCACAGCGTCCTAGAGGATATTGGCGTGAGCGTATAGAGTTTGCTGTGATAGTCATCGGCATGTATTTTTGGATACAATTTTGGACTCAGTATCAATAGTTTTCAATCCTAGAACCACGGACTTGATCTTGCCTCATCGACGGTGGAGTAGGATCAAGAGAATCAGGTCAGGATTGAGATCTATACGGCGCTGTTATCCTTGGATTAGATTTACAGAAACCAGACAACATAATATCATTACTGTGGTTTTTGAAACTGGGTCGATGTTGACCCAGTTTGCTCTGATATGGCGTTCAACGTGGCCCGATTGGCACAGGCTGGACTAGTCTTTTCTATCGCCGAACAACTGCAAGAGATTTAGGAACAGGTTGATAAAGTCCATGTAAAGGGTCAATGCACCCGATACTTCTACCGCATCACTGGTATCCACTGAAACCATTTCACGTATCTTTTGTGTGTCGTAGGCAGTTAGTCCAAGGAAGATGACAATTGCCAATGCTGAGATCACCATCTGCATGACTGTGCTACCAATAAAGATATTAACAATGCTGGCAATGATGATGGCTATCAAACCCACAAACATGAACTTGCCCATGCTGTCTAGATTCTGTTTGGTAAAGTATCCATATCCGCTCATCACGGCAAACAAGACGGCTGCTCCCATGAATGCACTAACAATGCTGCCCATGGTAAACACTGCAAAAATCATTGCAAAGCTCAAGCCCATCAAGGCCGCAAAACCATGTAGGCATAACTGCGCTACACCTTTGCTGGGATTGTTACCTAGCACATAGCTGACGCCAAATATGGCGGCCAGGGGTGCAAAGATCACGATCCATTTTAGCACACCTGTGAAGAAGAATTGCAGCAGCTCAGGTGTGGTGCCCACCCAAAAACTCACCAACATTGATACTATGACTGCTAGACTCATGTGTCCGTAGACACGGCCCATGGCTGCGTTGACTTGTTCTGCTGAGCGGTAACTTAATACGTCCCCGCCTGTGTAATTTGTTCCGAACATTTTGAACTCCTTTGTGGTTGCTGTATATTTAATTATACTGTATAATATACTAACAGTCAACATGTGATTTTGACAAAAACCGCCAAATCACACCGATATCAATAAATACGCATATAATAGGAACCACCCATCATGCTACACATCATCACAGACCTTAGAGATAACCTGCTTGATCTAATCAAAGACGATCCAGTAAGACCCGAACTGCCTGCAGAGTTTCGAGTCAACAACAATTCTCGAATTTTTGTGCTGAGGGATGATCAAACACAACAACCCCTAGCAGTGACCTGTGTGAAGTTTCTCAGTGAGATTCCGCAGGATGTCGATGATCTAGCAGATCTTGCAGTAAACACCAATACTGCTGTGTTCTATACCATATGGTCATATGCTGCAGGTGCAGGGCGTAGATTGATTCAAGAAGCACAGCGGGAAATCCAACGTGAGCAGCCTGAGATCAATACCTATGTGACTCTGAGTCCCAAGACTGAAATGGCTCGTAGATTCCACTTGAAAAACGGTGCAGAAGTTTTTAGAGAAAACGCTGATACAGTGAACTATCTCTACAGATAATCAACTGCGAACTGATGGGGTATACAGTTTTACAAAGCCCTGCCACGTTTCACCGGTTCTAGCTGTCATTCGTTGCGCCAACTGCGCAGCCATGTCTTCGGCTAACACACGTTGACGCTGCGTGAATCTGTCGCCAGTGAGATCTTGATTTTTCACAGTTTGCCCGGTAATCATGTTGCGGGCCATGGGTAATAGGAATTGTTCGCTCATACAGATATTTATCTTCTAGAATCAACTATACAGGTCATTTGATATTCAACCATTTTAGATCGCTTCTACTGCCAATCTCCCCTCGAACAAACACATTAAATGCTAGACTGACGCGAGTGTGATCGTTGTTTGTTGGTATAACACCGTGACACAACGACGACGGGAATATAACAATGTCTCCTGTGCCCACAGGAACCCACCAAGTTTCTGAATTAAACGGATTATAACTAGTTGATCCTAGGTCAATGGCCACGTATCGATCTTTGAAAAAATGAATCTTGTCCATGTCTTTTTTGGCATGGATATAAAACACTCCGCTCAAAATGCTGTTGCTGTGAGCATGCCTATGGTGCTGTTGACCTTTGTTGGTAAAATTCAACCAGCTCAGTGTGATGTAAGGTTCCACAGTATCCGGCACAGCAAGGATGTTTTTCATGTAGAACTTGGTCTTGTCTAAACAAAACTGTTTTAACGCTGCAAATTCAGGACGTTCTAAAATTTCAGAACTAATGCTGGTGGTGTTTTCAGCATTGCCTCTTGTTTGGGACTGAAGTTTAGAAAACGATGCCTGCTCAGCATCAGTGAAATCTTTGCCTAGATTATCTTGTAAAACTGCTGTGGGGAATAAATTTAAAATTTCCATTAACGATCCTTGCTACGCTTAATTATCCATAGGGATCAAGGTGGAGATTATTCCTTGCGAAGCGCAGCGCAAAATTTTTTTTGTGCAAAGCACACAGCGCAAGATTTTTTACAGTCTATGTTTTGGGCTCTACCTGCTCTATGTGCCCGCCCAAAGCACGACGATATATTTCAGCACAGCTCAGCAGATTAAATGAAATAATCGCACCACTGGGCAATATCAAATTATAGCGCATGAGTTATTTACGTGACCAGCTATATACACATATGCTAACTCTGATTGCCAGCACAGGTGAATACAACACCACAGTGGAAATACAAGGTCCCATGGGTGTGATACGCATACACGATCTAGTATGGTGTCCCCAAGATAGACCGGACATACTGTCAATATACTACTGGGAATCATGGGCAGTCATACAAGGTGCATATCACTGCTGCTTTAGTTTACCTGGTAAAGTTGCGCTGCTTGAACCATATGAGCCACGGTGTTAGGTGTGCTAGAAACATCACAAACCACATCACTGCCATTTCATAGGGCCAAGAACTGCATATGTGCATGGGATTGAAGATGCTGTATATAAACCCTAGAAAGAACAAGGGAGCGGGTGACAGTGATAGAAAGTGATAGATGTTAGGCATCTTGTATTTACAGCTGAAATGGGTCTATGCACCTAAAAAAATCCTGCGCAGTTTTTTAAATGGCCCCTCGTAGTATGCTCATGGTGATCTCTGTATCAGCAATCTTATACACATTGTAGCACTCTCGCCTAATGGGTTTTTGACTGGGTCGGCTTCTACGGCCACCTGCATCACTGGATAATGGCTGTAACTGTAGTTGATTGCTGGCATCATAGAGTTTTAAGACACGGGCTAGGATGATTCTATTGTGTTCAGTGACTAGGCAATGATCTCCGGGTGAGAGATGATGGCCTGCAAGGTCTCTGTGTTGTAAGGAATGATTCATAGTAGAAAAAGAGTTTGAAGTTGAAAAAAACCAGCTGCGTAAAAAATTTGGGTGAGTTACTTATCATTTCAGGGTGGTGATTTGCTACCACTACTGTTGCTATTATACAACACTACATGCATAACCGGCCACCCCACCATGACCACCACCTGACCTCTCAACACCTCGGCGATTGTCCCGGACCGCAGCTTCGAAGATGTCCGCAACATATCTTCTGAGCTGAACCTTCCCAATTGGGGATCTGATCGAACAGGCTCTGACCCCTCCTCAGATTGGGATCCCAAGGCGCATCCCTGCGATCGTGTGTAGCGCAGCCCGTTACTGTGCTAGCGGCTACTAATATGCTGCAGATAAGCAGTGATATCTTCATCAATGTCCTCTATGGTATCTAGTTGTGCTGCTGTCATTAGCTCACGCATGGTCACAGCACGTTGTTTATATGCGGCGGGCATGGCGTTGACCAATACCTCTACTGCTTCTACTGTGTCACAGTTCCACAACAGTGTGCAGATCTGCACGTCTTGTTTGGATAAGCCTTCTAGCCGGATCATGCTACACCTCGCAGGTATTCAATCATGTTGGCCCAAGTGTTTGCAGGAACCTCTATACGTGAAGCCGGGACAGCTACACGAGTCTTCAGTGACTGTGTATACTTGCCCACTACTACCAATGACTGTTTTTGCATTTGATGCTTTCTTCGTTGTGAATGGATTGGGTTTTACTGGTTCAAACTTACGGCCTCTCTTGTCAAATCCTTTGATGGGATTCTTGAAGTAGAAGGCTTCGGTTTCGCCCTGTTTGATATACGATACTAGATTCGTGCCATCTACAAGGTATATGTGGGCGGGGAACTGGCCCCCTGTGATCTCTCTCAGTGCTTCCATGTTAGTCGAAGTAGTGTGCGTTACGGAAACCCAATGTGCCCGCATACATGCCTAGGAGGCCCAACACTGCCAACAACAATGAACCTGTGAGTTGCTCTGCATCTACGCTGGCCTCTACACCACCTACTGCACCCAGGGTGAGCAAGAGTCCTGCGATGAATACGAACATTGCTTGATTAGTTGTCATTGTGTTTCCTTGTGTGTTTGTGTATGTGTTAATTATAGCGTCTTTTGGATAACCTGTCAACCACTAGGGTTAATCCAACCTACTTCCCGCATAGGCCTCAAAGCCATACTTCTCAAACACACCGGCTGCTGCTCTAGCACCTGCTTCCAGCGTGTCCACGTTCTGGCATCCAAACTTGGATGGATTCCACATCTCTAAGCCGCCTGAGTATGAAGGACGGATCCCGGCGGCCTTCAAGGCCCGGCCCAACTTGGTGTTGCCCTTGACACCGTAGATCTTCACCCAGGCAAAGCCGCATGCGAATTGATCCCTGCCGCCCAGCTCTTGGCGAAAGTATTGATCAGCTGCGGCGTGGGCAGCGAATTCAGCTTCGGCTACGATCATGGGGATCTGCTCTGGAGTTGCTGTGATAGTCATATGTGTCCTTTGTGTGTATGTGTTAATTATACTACCGTTTTACCAAACTGTCAACCAAATATGATAGTGCCTATGCCTGCAGTCCACAGCAGGAGAGCCTGGGCAATGCCAAAGTGGAACAAGAACCATGTAACAGCGATCCATCCAATCAGTTTAACCATTGCCGCTCCTTTGTTGCTATGTGTTGATTATACAACCAAAAAGCCTCGATGTCAACCCCACGAAGTGCCCAGGCGAGTTGCAGGGTCTAGTGGTAGGGTTGACACGTTGGCAATTAGTCCACCCAGCTTTCTACCATCATCACGGGCTTTTTCAGCACACGCTTGACGAAATCCTCGGGCTCATCGTCAGTGCGCACTAACACGAATCCCATGCTTTCTACCAGGTCCACAGAGCAGATCTGAAGGTCCAAGCCTGCGGCCTCAAAGGCAATGTTCATCTTTGTAAGTGCATACTTGACGCCTGCGTCAAAGGCCGCATACTCACCGTCTGCTGTGTCCTCAAAGTCGAACTCCTGCTCCATAATGTTCACGTAGTCCTGACCGTCTGCTACGATGAACTTGCCGATCTTCTTCCAGTTGCTCTGCTTCTCGCTGTCAAAGTAGTCACAGCACTCGTTAATGTCAAACGAGGCAAAGTTGTCATAATTTACTTTAGCCATTTGGTTCGCTCCTATTGCTTTGTTACTATGTGTGTATTATAACACCTTTTGGATAACCCGTCAACCACCCGGGTTATTGGACTAGTAGCTTTGGTGACTGTGACCAATGCGGTAGACTTGTGTGCCCCGGGCAACCTCTTCGTCTTCACCTTCTATGGTGTAGGCTTCTGGCAACATGATAGTTGCCAACTCGCCATAGCAGTAGTAACCGCTCTCGGTTACTACCAACTCTGCGTCCTGAGGCAATGCCTGCAATGCCTGGATCATGTGTGCTACTGTTATTGTCATATATCGCTCCTACTGTTTGTTTGTTGCTATGTGTGTATTATATGACAGATTGGCTGGGTTGTCAACCAAATTCAAATATAACCCTAGATCGAGTAGGGTTATTCCGTAGCTTCGAAAAACAGGGGATTCAATGGCGCAGATCCCTGGGCCTGATCACGGATTCTATCTTGGGCAAACTGGATGTAGTCTGCATCAATGTCAAATCCAATGTAGTCCAAGCCCTGACGCTGCGCGGCCACAGCACTGGTTCCTGATCCCATGAATGGATCCACCAACACTCCCGACTTGACTCCGCTGAACCGTATGCACTGTTCGATTAGGGCCACGGGGAACGTGGCGGGATGACTGCCCCTGTGCAGCTCTCGATTGGCTATGGTATCATAGGGCACATACCAGCTGTTGCCCCGGCATCGAACTGCTGGACGTGGTTTCTGACTAGCCATCTTCTGTGCTAGATCAGCTGCAAGTTTGGCCTGTTCAGCAGCAGTGGCTCGACGATTGAAGTCTTTGATGTCTGTGAATCCCATCTTCTTGGCCAAACGCCCACGAACGCGGCCGGAGTTGTCAATGTTGCAGTCCCACATGTAAGGCACTCCAACCGCCAACTTGTCACAGACCACAGCGCCGGTTTTGGTGAAGTGAAACAGATGTTCCCACGTGGGATTAGCGAATCGTGTGCTGTTGATGGGTTTGAAATGCCCAGAAGTCACGTCATTGACTGCGATGCTCTTGACCCATGTAAAATTGTTCTGCAGGACGAAATGTCTGCGAGCGATCATGCCCACATCCATGCCCACCCAGGGATCGATGTTGCTGTAGCCCATGTTCAACCAAAAGTGGCCTGTGTCTTTGAGGCAGTGCTTGACGGCAACAAAAACCCCGTCCAACCATTCTAGATATTCCTGTCTGGGTTTGTTGTCCTGATAGGTGCTGTAGTCGATTCCCAAGTTGTAGGGCGGGGAAGTTGTGACCATGTCCACACTGGCTGCGGGAAGGGACAGCATGCCTGCCACGCAGTCTTGTAGGTGAATGATGTTGGTCTGCATGTGATATTTACGTGGGGTTAGTCCGCATAGATAGAAACGTGAACCGCGTTGCTGCGAAGTGTGGTCTGGCGCATGTGATCGTATCTAGGTCCACGATAGCGCACACGAACACGCTGCCCGGGACTGGCTCGTTTGACCAAGGCCCTGAAGTATTCAGCTTGGTCTATGGGAACCTGTTTGACCACGCTGAGTTCGTTGACAGGACTGCGATATTGTTGTATCATTGCTTGTTCGTCTGCGGTCAGCACAGTGAATGCCAAGAATTTGTTCATGATCTGCTCCTTGTTGTTATCCAAATGCCTTGTATAGTCCCACAAAGCCTATCAGCAGTGCTACCACGTTGACTGTGAACTGAGGTAGGTTACGCACACGCACGGTCCATGCAAGGAATGCCACTGTGCCTATGAATGCTGCGATGATGTTCCAGGGATATGCTTCTGGACCCATAGCGTTGAGCACATGCATGGCGATAATGGCCGCTGCTCCGGTCCACTGTAAGATGTCATTTGTTCTGTTCATGTGTGTATTATAACACTGAACAGCCAGATTGTCAACCAAATTAGGTGTTGTTTTTCTGCAACAGATCAGCGCCGTCCTCTTCGGAGATCACCAACCTCACATCCTTCATCCTGTGGGCAATGGCATCTATCAACGTGGCCTTGTCATTTCCCTGTCCAAGGAACGTGGAATCATCCTTGCGGTAAGCGAAGATCTGATTGCCCTGTTGCTCTAGGGTGATTTCTACCACGGTCAAGTCCTTGGCTTCCTCGACATCTTCCGGCTGCCATCCTGGTGATTGGATCTTGATCATGGCTCGGAGTAGGTCCTGTTCAGAGACCTTCAAGGCTCGCAACAGTTGCCGGAATCCATCGAGATGCACCTGTCTTGATGCTCTCCATCCTATGAAGATCCCCACAGCTGCTGCGATGATTAGTTCTGTCATGTCCATATTTATATTATACTGGATTTTGGATCAAAAGTCAACCGTCTAGCAACGGGGCCTGTGGGGTCAAGAAGAAACCCTACAAGGTGTAGGGTCTTTGCGTTTAATAGACAACGTCGTCTAGTTCTATTGCAAGTGCATTAAAAGCATTTTGTATGCGCTCGTGTTCGTCTAGTCCTACTTGTTCTAGCATGTCTTGCAGTTGCAACATTAAGCTGTCGATTTTTTGTTTAGCTTGTTTGCTTGTCATCTTTTACTTTCTGTTAAAAATGTATTATAGCACAAGTTGTCCAAAATGTCAAGCCAAAAAAAAAGACCCTAGGGTTACTAGGGTCTATCAAGGTTGCTGATTACCGAGAGCGAATCGGGTTATTCAGCAACAGCTTCTGCCTTCGCGACAGTAGTTGTAGTTACCTTGGCAGCTGTGGCCGAAGGGTTCTTCTTGACTACGTAGGCTACAGCAGCTTCGATAGCTGCGTTGCCCTTGCCAAAGCCTGTGCTCACCATGTGCGCACCGATCTCCGCTTTGGTCATCTCATGTGGAAGATCCACGAGCTGCACGTCTGTGTGACCGTTCTTGGCCAGGATCTTGACACGCATGGTGTCGTTGGCGAAACGAACCTTGGTCTTGCCTTCGTATGTTGAAACGCCTGCTACTGCAAACTTTTTATCTGTTGCCATGATGTTACCTCTTTCTGTGTGTGTTAAAAATATGCCAATCATTCAGCATGTTATTAGTATAGCATACCAAATTCAAACAGTCAACCATTCATTTTACCAAATTAACCTGAATAGTGACACTCTCTTTCTCGTCAAGGGCGGTGATGAACTCATCGTCAAAGACCAGATCCTGCATGCTAAGGTCGATCATTTCTTCGACTCTAGCCATATCGGGTGTGCCGTTCCCAGCACAAACCACGTTGAAAACAAATTGATATTCTCTCATAACCATCTATCCTTTGCCAAGGTAAAGTTAACCAGGGCCGAGTCACGAAAGAACACATTGCCGTCTGTGTCCCAGGCCCATTCCGGCACTGCCCGACCCGCCTTCTTGATAGCCCACGCTTCGTGAATGAAACAGCCTGGGCCATTCATCTGCGTCATGTAGCATCGCATTTCGTAGAAGGCCATGAGTCCTTGGGCACGAGCTTCTTCACCGTACCAATGACCGCTATTGGTTCTGTGTGTCCAAACACCGTAGCCACTATAGCGTCGATCAAGTTTGATTACTTTCATTCTGCGATCAGCGCCTTCTTCTCGGCACCATCCTTGATCCAAGCAGTGAGCTCTTCTTCATTCTCAGCCTCGTATTCCCGGATGCTTTCTGCAATGCCAAATGCTTCGTTGATCTCTGGATAGTGCTGTTCGATATCATCGGCACTCATGCCTTCGAGGCTGATCTCTTCATCATTGCCATCACCGTAGGCACCAGCAAAAGCCATACCTGATTCGTAATACATAGCGTTGACCTTGAAGCCCAACTCTTCTAACTTCACATAGGCATTCACAGGAGGAGCCCAGGCTGAATCAAAGTAGGTGTGTAGCATCTTGCCATCTGGATGCACATCAGTGCTTCCTTCACAGCCTACATCCCATTTGGTTCCCCACTCGCCTACACAGAAGTCATACCAGTTGCCATAACCGTATTTCTCTAGATTCTCAGCGGTCTTGCGTTCTAGTTCTCTCTGCTCGTCACCGTCACCCAATCGTCCTGCAACGATCTGCAGATCCGTTGGCACTGGAATGAACTCATTCAAGAACTCTCCACGCAACAGTGCATCTGCGGCACGCTTGATCATTGCTGGGTCTTCGTGTTCCAGTGTTAGGTTGTTGTTGCACCAATTAGGCATGTTCGCTCCTTAAGATGTTGTTAAAAGATTCATCAGGTTCCGGTTGAGTGTGTCCATCTCACTCTGCTCAACATAGAAGTCTGTGCGTGGATCCCAATACTTGCCCTCTTTGGGATCGTAATACAAAACCCTACCAAGGAAGTTGAATGGGCCTTCTAACCCTGGGCGTGGACCATACTTGTCACGCATTGTATCGAATTCAAATGTCTTATAACCCATTACTCGCTCTCCTTAGTATGTGTATATTATACTATCAGTTGCTCAATTTGTCAACCGATTCGTAGTCTTTAACCATACGGTACAAAGGGTCTATGATCTCCACGTGCTCAAGCTCGAAATCGTCTGTTGCCCAATCCATCCACTCTTCTGAGAACACTTCCACTTCCCCTGCCTGGAGCATCTCCCGAGCTTCTTCTTCAGTTGCTGCGTCGACCACGTAGATTTCCGATATGATGGCATTGCGCCAAAATGTGAACTTCTTCATCGGTAGTCTTTCTTGTCACCGTAGAGTTCGTTGTGGGTGTAGCCTCTTTGATACTCTGCTACTTCTTCCTCAGACAACTGATCAACACGCAGACCTGAGTCGCCTCCCACACCGCCGTAGTGTGGATCACGTGATCGACCGTAGTAGGAATCAGCACTGCCACGATCAAACAGGCAACCGTGTTGCTTGCGATCGAACTGCCATCCCTTGAGGATCTTTATGATACGCTCTTGTTCTGTGTCAGATTCTAGTTTAATATACATCTTCGCTCCTTGTTATTCACTATACCTATAGTATAACACCGATGATCCAATCTGTCAACCAAAAAGTGTTTTGCGGGCTTTGAGCGGAATCTTGCCGCTGGGATAATCACGCACTAGATCAGTGCCCTGTTTGAACACTACTCGAACCTTGGGGAACTCTGTAACATCGCTGATGATGTAGTCGATGCTCTCGGCGTGCTCGTGTAACACCACTGTGTCGATCTTACGACCCGCCCCTAACATGGTGCTAGGGGCATAGCTGGCTCCACCTTTGGTAAAGCCTTTGAGATCAAACTTGCGTCCAGTGGTCTTACTCACGTGATCATAGCCCTTGGCGTCCACGAACTCCAAGTCCGGGAACCACGTAGGAATCGTGTGCTCCAAGAACTTGCTGGCCACACGACCGTCTTGAAACAGAGTGTGCAGTTGCTCCACAGGCATATCTCCAAATTGGATTTTGCCTGTGAAGTCAAATTCGTATGTGGTGTTGTATTGTGTGTTCATGCTTGTATTATAGCAAGGTTTCACCACATTGTCAACCACTTGGGAAAGACCCTATCCGCGCCTGGGTTTCATCAGAGCCTGTGCCTCTTTGCGCAGTTGTCCCGCTTCCTTGTACCTGCGGTCTGCCTGCTCCTTGAGGTCAGCTGATCGTGCTTTAGCCAGCTTCCCACCACCAAACTCACGTTCAATGTAAAAGTAGATCAAGCTGTTCTTGATCATAACAGTAAGGTCACTGCCCGAGTCCTCGGGGCAGATAAAACGCACAGGGCATGAACCCCAACCGCCACTTTCTAGGAACTCTGCGTAGTATCGTCTGTGATCTTTGTTGTAAGGATCAAAGGCCACCAAGGGCCTTGCTAGGTATTCTAATCTACTCATGCTCCTTGGTAGGGACTATAGATCTCTTCGTCCTCTACATCCTTAACCCCCATGGTCTCAAGTGCACCTAAGACTAGCTCTACAGGGCACTCTAACAAAGCAGCGATCATCTTGGCACTGTGGCCTTCGATGTATAGTTCTTGGATATCGTAATCCAGATTACTCATTGCGCTCATTTAACAGTCTCCTTCATTACTTCTTGAGTTTTACCAACGGCCTTATCTACAGCAGATGCTACACCAGAGATTCCCACTGTGGCCACGAACATACCAGCGATGAATGCCAAAATGATTTTCATTAGTCTTCGCTCCATTCACGAAAGTTAGGTTTAGGATCATTGCGATGTTTGAAACGATACCACAACATCTGAGGAATGCCCATGCGCCAGGCATACATAAAGTCCATTACAATCATACCTGCTACGAAAGCTAAAATCAGTTCTATCATTACCGCTCCTTCCTTGTTAATATGTCTATATTATAACACCAATCTATCCAGATGTCAACACCTAGATTACACGCACACGTAAGCAGCGGGGCCTGTGGCATTTGTGCCACAACCCCTGGCACTTCAGTCTGAGTGTGGTGGTAGATCATAGTCCATAGGATCGTTAGGGAACCTAGGTGTGGTAGGGCTCATGCAGTCTCCTTCTCATAGATCACAGTCTGACCAAACGGTGCGTTGGCCTGTGTATTGCCTTTGACGATAAAGATTGTATCGCAGTAGTCCTCGTCACCCCAACCACCGCATGGGTAGCCGTCTGTGAACATAATAAACTTCTTGGGCTGGATACCGTTCTCTTCCATGAATGTCCAATTGACTTCAAAGTCTGTGCCACCGCCACCCTGTGGTTCATACTCTTCTAACTCGTGACCTTCGTCGTGTGTGATGGTCTTCCAGTTGTAGATGTCTGTGTCAAAGCACCACAAGTTAATGCGGAAGTCCTCATACTGATCCATGATGCCTTTGATCTCGCTGAGGAATGCAGTTGCATCTTCGTCACCAATTGAACCTGACATATCAATGCTGATTGCCACGTCGATAGTAGTTGCTTCTTTCATGCCCGGCAGTATGGCACCTGAGTGCATACTCTTGCGATTCACACGCTGAAAGGAGTAGTCGTTGCGAACGATGCTTTGGATCTCTTGTTGCACCAACTGGCGCCAGTCCATCTTAGGCTCAGTCATGTTCTTGATCATACGCATGATGCCTGCAGGAGTCTTGCCTGCACCTGCGGCCGCGGCACTTTGGATCATTGCGTCTTTGACCTCTTGCTTGATCTTTTCTGCTTCTTCTTTGGTAAGGCTAGGCTTGCCCTTGCCGTCTTTGGTCTTGTCGCCGCCAGCACCAGCACCTTCTTCTTCTTTGATGTGCTCGTCTAAGAGATCGCCCAATTGCTTGAGCAATTGATCCATAGGGATCTTCTCTGCCTGCTCATACAATTGATCGTAGATCTCTTCCCAAGCCATGCCGCGATACTTTGGATCATAGCAGATCTTAACTTCAGTGATCTTCTCACCAATGCGTTCGTCTACAAGGATCTGGTTGACAGCGTAGTCTTGTGCGATGTTCGCCAGCATACGATCTCTGCTACCGCAACGACCAAAGTGATCAAAGATAGCATGACAGATCTCATGTGCAAAGAGGAACTCTAGTTTCTTAACACTGAGCTTCTTGACGAACTCTGTGTTATACATAAAGTCACGACCGTTAGTGGCCGCAGTCGGGCACCAGTCGTCGCTTTGGATCAAACGCATACGAGTGGCCATGTTGCCAAAGAAAGGCGCTTTGAGTAGCAGTCCTACTCGTGCAGTTGTTAGTTTCTCTACGATTGGGTCCATGTGTCGCTCTCCTTAGTATGTGTATATTATAGCATCTATTTACACACCTGTCAACCAAAAAAGGTGGGCGGGCAACTCTGAGAAGCTCCCGCCCTTGCTATGGGCGAGGTCTTAATTCTCCATAGCACTGAGAACATACTTACCGAAACGCTTGTGGAACTCATCGAAGCTCTTCATCTTCGTTGCATCCAAAGGCAAGTCATAATTGGTAAGTGCAGTCTTGGCACCCATCACAACCAACTCAGTTGGGAAATTGTCCATCATGTAGCGGAAGAAGCAGTCTGCCATACCATCCCAACCCTTGGCCTTCTTCTCTGCTTGGTCTTTCAACTCATAGCACAAAGACACGGTCAATGAATACATGGCTGACACTTCTTTGATCTGCAGGTCCTTGACCTTACCGCTGAGGATGTCCTCTGCCTTAGGCAAGCGTCCTGCAATCTTACGGTGAGCCATAAACTTGGTAGCCAAGCCATCACCAACCGCACCAGCGATCAGGGTGGCCAGTGTGTCGTTGTCGCAGTCATCGTCCTGCAGGAGTTCGCTGACGAACACCCAAGAGCGTGGAGTTGCGAATGACTTTGAAGGGCTCTTAGGATCAAAGTCATACAAGTCTTGCTTGGCAAAACCCACATAACCCAAGACCTCTGGATGCACCTTGTTGAGCGTAGCCCAGTCTTGGAAGTCATCAAAGTCTACCTTCATCTCCAAGTGGACGAAACGGTTAGCCAACGGAGCTGGCATACGATATGTCACACCACGGTCACCTTCACGGTTACCGGCGGCAACCACGTCAACACCTGCAGGCAATTTGTATGTGCCTACACGGCGGTTCAGGATCAACTGATAGGCCGCGGCTTGCACGGCTGGGGGAGCGGAGTTCAACTCATCCAAGAAGATGATTGCGGTGCTCTCTGGGTCTGTAGGCAGTTCGCTGGGAGGAGCCCAGACCATCTTGCCCTGATCAGCATTGTAGTAGGGGATACCCTTGATGTCTGTGGGTTCCCACAGGGCCAGTCGAACGTCAACCACTTCACGGCCTGCCTGCTCGCCGATCTGCTTGACAACATCACTCTTGCCAATGCCGGGAGGGCCCCACAGGAATGTAGGACGACGAGTTTGAATCGCCTTACGGATCGCCTTCATAGCACCCTTAGGGCCTACTTGACGGACGGAAATATCAGTTTGCTTTGACATAAGACCTCGCTAGTTAAAAACGGTTAAAACAATTAATCTCTCAGTATCATAAGTATAACACCAATCTGCTCAGTTGTCAACCTACGATTTTCACATAATTCAACTGTGTTGTATTATCGCCACGCTGGGCTTTGACTTTGGCTTTGATGCTGACTGTGCCCTTAAACTCCTCAGAAGCCCAAAAGTCCACAAAGCTCTCACCCATACGGGCCGTGACACGCCACTTGCCATAGTTCTGGTTCCAGTAGCATTTGATCACTTCGATGTCTCCCTGGATGCGATCACCAACAGCAGCAACAAGCTGGGTGCTGAACCTGATCTCAGTTGTGAGTTGGTTCTTGGCTTGATCGCGCAGCATAGCAGCTGGCAAGCATGAGACCACAGCGAAATCAAACATATCGCGACCTGTGAACTCATCCTTTTGGGCGATCTTCAGGGCCTGACGTTCAAAGTCGTTGATCTTGCCTGCGATCTCTTTGAGTAGAAAGCCGTTGAAGTAGTTGCGAACCTCACGACCCCTCTCGATATCTGCAGCTGTAACCAGCGAGAAGGAGTTGCTGCGGAGCCAATCTTTGACCATCTGCTTGTTGGCCTGCTTCTCGATCACATCTAGGTTTTGAGCGTATACAGGCTCTTTGAGATAGCCCCCGTTGATACGATCTGCAGCTACCGCGGCACCCCATACTTGATCTGCTGTGAATTGCATACTCGCTCCTAAGTTCTTACTATGATGCTAGTATACTATCATTTATCCAATCTGTCAACCTCTTTTGGAGAGTGCCGGCCAAAGAAAAAGGGTGTTGCTTTTACACAACACCCTCCAAAGACGCCCCGGGAGCGAATCGGCTTGTCTTTGAAACCCTAATTAAAGAGTGATGCCCAATGCCTTGGCCTTGTAGCCTAGAGCAACGATTTCACGGCTTGGCTGGCCCATCACGTATTCTGTGACAGTCACGCCATTGCCTGCTGTGCGTTGGTTAGCATAAACAGCATAACCATTCTGCTTGATGCGGCTGACTTCTGCTGACAGGTTGCCTACACCCATTTTACGAGCTTGAGCTGCTGTAAGAGCTGCACCATTGTAGAGTGCGTTGAAGACCTTGAAAGTCTTTGTTTCTGGATTGAAACGTTTCATGTTTAAGTTTCCTTTGTTGTTGAGCTGAACTTCATCAGCGTTTTATTATAATAACAGAACGCTGATCTAAGGTCAAGCTCAATCCTTCCGTTTTACAGACACATTCGCTCGAAAGAACGTGCCCAAGATAACCACAGCACACCATGTCCAAAATGTGAACTGGATAGCCAGCACAGGGAACAGAGTATTCAGGGCCCAAATCACCAACCAGGGTCCAATGGCCAATAGCAGGATGATCAGTGCTATGGCCACGGTGACCTTTACGATACTATCAAACATTTTCAATCTCCTCGAGTTCTTGTAGCCGTTTCAGCTCTGCGATCTCTGCATCAATGGCCTTGGTGTTGGTCTTGAGGTTAGAGCTTCCTTTCTTGTAGACCACCCAATAGTGATCTGCACAATAGCTCTTGCCCTCAAGATTCTTTTGTCCACACATAGTGTAGGGCCACTTGGTCTGCTCTGACCCTATGTATTGGCACTCACTCATATTAGGCCATGCCCTTCATAACAGTGACCTTGGCCATGTTCTGCCAGTTAGTAGGGAAGCTCTTCTTCAAGTCTGCACACTTCAAAACAGTTCGCAGGCTCAGCTCTCGCATGTGGCTACGATTCTCAAGGATGAAGTCCACGATCTCGTCCTTAGCAACATCCTCAAGCTCATAGGAGTCCAACATGCCGTCTTTGACGATCTGCTTGATACGCAGAACCTTCTCACGGTCTGTGTCCATGCGCAGATCGATGAAGTGACAGCGTGACTCCAATGCCGCCAAGTGCTCCTGCAGTTTCTTAGAGCGAACATTCTCAAACTTCAAGTTGGTGATAAAGATAGCACCGCCCTTGAAATCAAACTTGTCAGGCACTCCTTCTGAGCGTAGCACACGGCTGTCAGTGTTCCACGAAATGGTACGCTTCTTTGAAGTGTCCAAAGCGGCCTTGAGAATGTTAAGTGCAACGTCGTCCAAAAGAATGCTGTCGCAGTCATCGAACACAATGATGTTCTTGGGATCACTGTATTTGTAGAGCTTGCTATACAGGCCAATGGCACTCATAGCACCCTTGACGATCTCATACTTGGGCTTGCGCTGTCCCATGAGATCGAACAGGTCATCTTTGGCTAGAACTTCTTCAACACCAAAGCTCTTGCCCACACCTGGAGGGCCTGTGACAATCATAGCACGAACGTCACCAGTCTTGACTGCTTTGGTCATGTCCTTGAGGATCTCAAAGCGCAGTCTAGTGCGCTCAATGATCTGCTCATCAGTTTCGTCTGCGACAGCAGAGTCTGGCACTTTGACCTGGCTAAAGTCTGTAACAGTAGCATCGTTCTTGCCAGCCTTAGCGGGTTTAGCCAGAGCCTGCAACATGGTAACACCAGCAGGAGCCGCCATGGTAGCAATGTCACTTTGGTTGCACCAGACCTTACAGGTCTCACCGCCACCCTTGATGTTGTAGCCTGAACGAGCCTTGATGTAGCCTTCCCAACCGTTGTTGGCTTCTGTGACAAAGTCCCCAACCATATCCAGCTCAATGCCGGGATAGATCTGATTGCTTTTGGCGCCGTATTGGCCTTGGCTTAGTGTGATACGCATGGATTTCGCTCCTGTGTGTGTTGTTAACATAGTCTCTATTATGCACTCAAACAGGGGAGTTG